ATTAGAAAATATTAAGTTAAATGATAATTTTTGGAAGTGGTTTGGAAATAGCAAAGTTGTTGATAAAGATGGAAACCCAATGATTTGTTATCATGGAACACCAAAAGGTGGGTTTATAGAATTTAAACCAAAAACAGGATATAAGGGCAAATCAAAACAACAAGTTGATTTAGGGTCACATTTTTCGATTGATAAAGAATATGCCTCTGGATATGCTGGTGACAAAAAAACGTCAAAGGTTTACGAATCGTTTTTGAAAATCGAAAATCCTTTATATACTAATCAAATGTTTTATAGAGAAGATAATGAAGAGTTGTTTATTAAATATTTAAATTTTATAACTAAAACATTTAAGTTAAATTTAGGTGGTGATTACTATTACAATAAAAACGGTGATAAATTAAATGAACCACAAAATATTATCCTTAACAGTTTTTTAATTGATAAAATACCATCAAATAAACTTTATAATAGTTTAATAGATTTTGGGTTTGATGGTGTTTTTCACGAACCATATAACATGGAAGGTTTAACCCACTTTAAAAAACACCCATTAGCATATATAATTATAGAATCAAACCAAGTTAAGTCAATTGAAAATGATGGCACTTGGGATGTAAATGATAATAATATTTACTCATAAAATAATTAATAAAAATGGAATTAAATTGGAAAAAAATTAAATTTATAGCAAGACAAAATACTTGGTATGATGAAGGGACAGAAGCGATTTTAGACCAGCAAGGTGGTATTGAACATGATTATACTTCCGCATTCTTTCGTGGATTACATGAAGGTTTTGATGATGGTGAATGTTGCTGTGTTTTTGAATTTGATTGGATTGATGAAAATGGAAATTCTATTAATTCAAATATTCCATATATGGAAAGTACTATTCAACACAAAAACTATATTATTGAGAATGCTGAAACTGGTGAAAAATATAATTGGTTAGAAAATAAAAAAATATAAATCCTTAAAGTGCGTTGGGAAAATTTTTTTTGTTTTTCACCACGAAACTCAAATTGAAACACTGAACCAAGGCATGGAGCATAACGTTTTGCAGATAGGCGATGGTTGCCTACGATAAATTTAATTATTAACCGAGAAGTTTCTGGCAACTATTGCCTATGTGCTGTTAGGTGCAGTGCTTCTCACAAATTGAAACAAAATGAACAAAATATTGATATGTGTTTTACTGCAAATCGTTCTTTTTATACCATTCTATTTGATTTGGAGGAATGATTGCAAAAAAATAGGTAAAGACAACTTAGCAGTCAGTTTACAAGAACGATTTTTGTACTGGCTCATATTTTGTCCAATTTGGTTGGTAGGTGTCTTGGATTAGCATTGCACCTAACGTTTTAGCAGCTATGAAATTGAAGCGGTTTGCGGGAGAGTAAACTTTAGTACTTAGAAAATGGTAATGCGGGCTACAAGCCTGATAAATGAGATAAAGACAGCTTTGTTTCATAGGTGCATGTTAGGCGTAGTACTTTAATTTTTAAATTCAAAATATAATGACAACAATCGAAAAAAGAGTAATTGTCGAAAAGACAAAATGTGGAGTTTATTTTTATACACTCCAAATCAGAAAATGGATAATGCCGTTTTTTAGAACGAAATGGAAAACAATCACACCAGAATGTCAACCTTCGTATGAAGAAGCAATAAACTTAATCAAAGAATAATATGGAAAACTTACAACAGATAATGGCTTGCTGTGAACAATGGCCTAATTGTGAAGGACACATGGATATTTATGAGGAAATAATCGCAAAAGAAGCAATTGAAAGTTTACTTGAAAAGGTTGAACCTATTTCAGAAGAAAAAACGTCAAAGAACGGAGAACCAACGTCCTTAATTAATGCTATTAAACGAGCAAATGGTGATATTTCTTAGTATTACGCCTAACGGCTGCGTGTATGGCACGTTGCTAATACAGAACTTAATTTGAAATACTAAAATTTAATAATATGAATAAAGATAATTTGAAACCACGAAGCAATGTGCTATACACGTTGTTAGCAAATCGTTATTTTGGCGGTTTGAAACGATGGTTTATGCTAAGATATTATAAAGGTTGTTTAAGAGAAACACTTGTAAGAACAATAAAAGGCGAACAAGGATTAGAGTTGGCTCGTAGATTTTTTAACTATAAAATTTACCAACTATCTAAGCCAAAATAATGTTTGCTAACTATTATATATACACAACTAATATTTAATTAATTGATTATGAACATAAAAAGTAAGTCAACTCTCGAAAAGTTTGAAAAATCTTTGAGATTTAAAAACTATTCTGATAGAACTATTGAAATGTATTTACATTATTCGGAAAAATTTTTAAATGAATTTGAAAAGGATATTTATCATATTTCACAAAAAGATGCGGTTAATTATTTAATTAATAAAAAATATACATCAATATCTCAACAGAATCAAATAATAAATTCGATAAAGTTATTATATAAATATGTTGTTAGTTCTAAGATAGTTATTTTAGATATAGAAAGGCCTCGAAAATAAAAAACATTACCAAGAGTTATTGATAAAGATTATCTCTTAGAAAAAATATCAAAGATTAATAATATCAAACATAAAATTATAATTTCACTTGCATATTCAGTTGGTTTGAGAGTTTCGGAAGTAATAAACTTAAAAATAAAAGATATTGATTCTAAGCGGATGGTTATAAATATAATTCAATCTAAAGGAAGAAAAGATAGGATTGTACCTTTAACTCAAAATATATTAGATTTACTAAGAATTTATTTTAAAGAATATAGACCAGTTGAATATATGTTTAACGGTCAGTTTTCAAATCAATATAGTTCAACATCTTGTAATCAAATTATTAAGAAATATTTAGGTGAAAATTACCACTTTCACTTATTGCGACATAGTTGTTTCACTAATCTAACAGACAACAACGTGGATATCAGAGTCATACAAAAGTTAGCAGGTCATAGTTCAAGTAAAACAACTGAAATATATTGCCAAGTTTCTAAAAACACACTTAGAAATTTACCACTTGCAATATAAAAAATGTTAAATAGTTTGGTGGTTTAAAAGTTTTGTTTTATCTTTGTACTATCAAATTAAAAAAAATAGATTTATCATGGAAGAATTAGAAAATATATTAGATTGGTTGGTTGAATTAGATATTCAACATTATAAGACAGAGACGTTTAGTGATTACACACCCTCTGGAAATTCACATTTTTATTTGAAACGATCACAAGAAAGATTTACATCTAAAGAAATGATTGAGGTTTTTCACAATAAAGCGAGTGATGATTTGATGAAGAAATGGCATTATGCTGTTGCTGATACAATGCGTAAGTAATAAATAATTATTTTAAAAATAAATTAACAATTAATAATAATAAAAAAACAAAATGAAAACAATTAAAATTTTATTGGTAGCAATGTTATTGCTAAGTTCTATTTCTAGTTTTTCAGTGTCTATCTATACTGAATCTAAGGCTGTTGCTGTAGCTAATGGTTACACGATAGCAACTGAAATGTATGGTGATTTAGTCAAATCAGACTATGTTTATAATTGGAGACAATTTTATGCAGATACAGAGTACCTCATATTTGCATGTTCAGATGATGCAGATGTCACTGATGTGGATATTTATATAGAGAATCCTAATGGTTCAATATTCTTACAGGATAATGACTCACACAGATCTGCGGTTGTATCTTTTGAATTGTATGATCCCATCCAATTAAAGATTGTTGTCTTTAACCATGCGACGCTAACCCCAAATTACGCATCCAGAATTCAATACTTTGTGGCATTTAAATAAAATAAATATGGTAGAATTTAAATTAACCTATGATGAGTTATTTACATTACTTAAAGAAGCTTATAGAAATGGTTATTCGACTTATGAGCCAGTTGAGGCTGGTTTAGAACCCTACGATTCAGATAGTTATAGCAGGTACGTAATTTCAAAAATCAAAACAAAATGAAATTAGATAATTTAGTTGGAAAAGATTTTCGTTATATTTCTAAATATGATGGAAAAGAAAGTAATTGGATTGGGGTAGTTGATAGAATTACTATTACAACAGTTATAAAGGACTATAAGCTAGGCGAATACGTTCCAGAAATACATATTATATCTAAAAACGGACAGAGTTATTTATTACACGAATTAATATTTTTAAAATAATACAATAATGGAAAAGAAGAATGGATTACCGAATGATGTTATTTTGTTCCTTAATGAAATTGACTCTATCGTTACTGACCCATATGAAAGCGGTTATATTGGTTCGTTTAATGTTAAATCATTGGATATATTACGAAATAAATATGGTTTGTGCGAAACTGAAAACGATCCTATATCAGGATATATTTCAATTCCAGATATTAGAAACAAATTATCACCTATCAAAAATCTATTAGCTTTACTTAAAATGGCTAATTTTAAACATTCAGATGAAAGAATTGATAGACTGATAAACGAAGCCATTGAACAATCAGGAAAAAGTGTTGAATATTTATCACAAAAATAAAATGAAAAATAGTTTCAAGAAAAAAAGAATTTCAGTTAGATTAAATAAATTGAAAACATGGTTTGGTGAGGATAAACCAGTTATTACAGATATGCAACGTAAATCATTATCAGTTTTTAGAAAAATGGTGGTAAGTCCAGAATCTACGTTATTAACAGACCCACTAACTAATTGTTGTTATATTGAATTCAAACATTATTTTATTAAATTGGATTCAAAGTCTATTTTGATTAAAAAAACTACCTTTAGTAATTATTGTGAATTTGATTATCGTATTGGTGAGAAAGCAATATCATTTTTCTTCAGGCATGTTTCTAAACGGAGGATGGCTATGGAGACGATGTATGATGGTAATACAATAGCTAATCTAGAAAAAATTAATTTTGGACTGAGCAGTTCAGTAACTAAAACAATTAAGAAATGAAATTTGAATTAGATGAAAACCAACTTGTTAGATTAAACGAATGGCAAACAAAAATTAAAGAAATTTTTGGTGAATATGGTCTGTATGATTACGTATTTACACCATATGACATGGGAGTCGGAGTAAAGGTGGTTAGTCATCTAACTAAGACTGAATTAGATTTAAGTAATGTTGAAAATTGGTAAAACATTGATTATGAAGATTATAACTAAAAGAAGTCAAAAAGATTATTATGATTTTTTGATTGGAGTTTATGGTGAAGATCCATTAATTGTATTGGATAGGACTAAAAATGATAAATTACCTTACTCAATTAGTAATGATGTAGTTGTTAGATTTTATATTGGTGGTTATTTGGTTGAAGGTTATAAAATAAATGATAGTTATTATTATGGTGAAAACTTACATGAGTTTGGTGATGATAAAAGATATATCTCACCATATAGTTATAGAAACCAAAATATAGAAGTGAAAGATTTGATTTATTTAAAAGATTCAAAATCTCGCTCGCCTTACGTACTAATTAAACCAGTAGTAGATGTTGAATTGATCAATGAGAAAGAAAATTGCAGTATATTATTGGCTTTTAATGGTGCTGGCGGAGTTAACTATTTAAAATATCCAAATTTATCATCGTTCAATATACAAAGTCTACTATCACCAGAGGTTGTTTACAAGATGATTTCAGATTGGATTTCAAGTCAGATAACCAAAAGCGAAAATAAAGTAGATAGTAGAAGTAATATAGAGAAGATCGAGTCGAAAGGCTTTGATAAGAAAACTAGTTTTAGAAAATTGCCATGAAGAAAAATACATTATTATTATTATTATTATTATTTACAACAACCCAAATATTTTTTGGGTGTGACGTTTCTGAAGATGAGACGCATGAAATTAAAAAATCTAAATTAGATGAGTTGTTTTTAAATGGTTTTACAGTGAGTCTCGAACAGGTTTATGTTATGGGCAATGTGAATTCAATCCCGTATCTGGATAAGCCGTTGGACTCTTGTTTTAATAACAATAACAATATTGTCACTATTAGTAATTTTACTGATTATAATAATAAGAATAATGTTTTATTTGGACTTAGACATGGAGAGTCATGGGAGTTTTCTAAGATAAAAAATTATTATGATACCACATACACAGAAAGAAATAGTTATACCGATGATTATTCTATTTCTACTCAGATTAGAAAGTATAATTACACTGAAATAACATCTAGTAATGATGTCACCACCAGGGAATACATCACTCAAATATATTTAGATAATCCATATACATATAGAGGACGTGATAACCACGCATTAGCTATTGACATAGTTAGCCCCATTACAAATGAGATCTCAAAAACTAATCTATATCTTACCATTCTTACCAATAATGATGGTGGTTTATTTGATGGTGGTTATATTTACCTTGACACAAATTTTATAACCAAAATTGTATATAACATAACTAAACCTTTAACTTCAGATGAGGTTAAAATTCAAATAGAAAAAGGTAATTATACAATGTTTTTATGGCATAATTTAACAACATTTAAAATAGGTAATAACTTGTATGTACCAAGTTATAACAGTTATATTTATGTTGGTGATGCTAATGATAGTGGAGTTGTAACGTTTTTAGATATTATAGACTTAAATTTAGAGTAATTTAATAATTAAAAATATGGAAAATAAAAAATATTGTTTTGTATCGTTTGACTTGAATATATTTTGTAACCTATCTGAAAATCAGGCTCGTAACCTACAACGTAAATTAGGTGGTTCGATTACCGATGATGAAACAAAAATAGATGGAATAATATCGGTTTTCAAAGAAGCAAAAGAAGATTTAGAATTTTCAAAGTTGAATTAACTATAAAATTCGTTGTTTTCCAGTAGGAAATCAATAGTTTTTTGATATTTTGTACATATATCCGTGAATCCAATAGCCTCATCATCTGTTAAAGAGAACCATTCACCTTTCAATCTTTTTGGTTGGTAATGATTGTGTAACATATTTTCAAGCTTGTATGTATTATTAGTTTCAAACTTTCTGCAAATAATTAATTCACTAGAATTTCCAGTTTGAAGTTCCAATGTGCGCTTAGTAATAGTCTTAGCTTTAGTCACACCAATTTTATAGTTATTGCTGTTAGATTCGTTTATTAAATAGATGTAACCCATATACAATTATTATAATAAAAAAATTGGAAATATAAAGAATCTTAAATTATTTTCACCATACATTAAAACATATTACCTTTGTATTATAAATTTGAAACCAAATAATAAAATGAATAACAACAAACTCTACGGAGCAATTTTAGGTGATTTATGTGGTCAACCTTTTGAATTTGCAAAACATACTGGCTATAATAAACCAATTATATTACATAATGAAGATTCTGTATTTACAGATGATAGTGTAATGACTTTAGCAACGGCTTTCGCAATTATGGAAAATATTAGTTATGAAGCGGCTTATAAATATTTTGGTGAAAAATATACCAATGTTGGTTATGGTAATCATTTTGCTAAATGGTTGAAATTTCCAATGGGTTCAGTAAATAACTCATGGGGTAACGGAAATCTAATGCGCTGCTCACCAATACTTTACACTTTTTATAATGATAAAATTTTTAGAGAAGCAAATATTGGAGCGAGTTTACTTAATTCACATAATACGAGAGAAAGTGTTCTTACATGTTTGCAATTAGATGATTTGTATCAAAATGGTAATGAGAATTTGATAATCTCTAACATTGAAGAGCCAAAAACATTTTCTAAATTTGAGGTAGAAGCAATTCCAACCATTAAGTTTGTAACAGAAGTTTTTTGTTACACTAATTCAACACATGAAGCTATTTTAAAAGCTGTTGAATGCGGTGGTGATGCAGATACGAATGCGTCTATAGTAGGGGAATTATCTAATCACACATATAATGATTTAGATGATAATGATATTAGTTATGTTGAAAATAAATTAGATTCTTTTTTATTAGATGTTTTAAAATCTTTTAATGAATTTTGCAGATGAAAAAAGTAGATAGAAGTCAGATGATTTTTCATGCTTGGATTAACTTTCCAAACAATTCTAATAGAAAATGTACTAGGTGTGGAGTTACACGAAAACTGACTCGTGGAAAGTGGATTTATTGTAAAGATGGTGTTGAATATAAAGAATTTATAAATTGTGTAAAATGAAAACAATAGAAATTTCAGTTGAAATGTTTGATTCCTTAATGGAAATATCAAACGAAATAAAAAAACAAGATAATAGATGTACCGCTAGTCCGTATTATTATCAAATTCAAACAGATAAAGAAGTAGCCACCTACGGTGATAATGGTGATGTTATTTGGGTATCTGATTGTGATGGTGATATTGTACTAAGAACAGATGAAGAAATAAAAAGCTGTTTATTAGAAGCTTTCATGGAGAGAGATGAGTTTAAAGATCTTGATGATGAAGATGCATTATTTGAACCAACAAATAGATATAACTCAATGGACGATTACGATATTGAAAACTATTTGGAAGATAATGGTTATAGTAAATATAATGTAACTACCGAACATAGTTACGAAAATGTGTTCTTTACTGAAAAAGCTTGCGAGCAACATATAAAAACTAATAAACATAATTTAAATAAACCAGTTAGTTATATAAATCATGCTTATCGAAACCCAGAAATGGAAACTGTCATAAAGTTTCTACGTGATTTGAGTAACTAACTAGATATTATGTAGTTATACAGAGGGTACTCATTGAGTACCTTTTTTTAGTTTATAAAACAATTAAAAATAAATTTCAATATATTTATAGTAAAAATTATTTTAAATGCAAAAAGAAAAAGTAGTGGATTATCTATATGATATATTCAACTCAAAGAAAAACGGAGTACAAGAAGAAGGCATCAATAAAATGATTTCTAAGGCTGTTACAATGCTTTCTGAGTTATATGGGGTAGATGTATCAGAAATAGAAAAATCGTTAAAATTAGGGCAGCAAATAGAGCAAGAACACACTAAGGTTGATGTTCAATTCCAAAAAATTATAGCATTACAACATTTAGCTGAAAAATTAGATTATTATACTGGTAGTAAACCAAAAGATTGGGCTGAAAAAGAACTATCTACGGAGAAGTCTGAACGGTTAAACGAGGTTAGAGAGATGTTTGGTAGATTATTGAGAGATGAAAAATTTATTTTTGGGAATTTGGACGAGGAGAAAGGGAGTAAATTGAACGAAAATAAACAATTTTATAAGCTATTGAGTGGTGATTTAAATACGTTGAAAATGGATGAACAGTACGCCCACGCTGAATTATCTTTCGAACAATTGGAAGATGGTGAAATGGCTATATATTTATCTGAAATTTGGAGCGCTGTTAGAGGTAACGGTTATGCAACTAAATTATTAAATAAAATAAAAAATATTTGTCTGAAGATGGATGTTCCTTTGTGTTTGAGAGCATCCACAACTAATAACATTAAAACAAATGGTGGTGGTTTGAACCAAAATGATTTAGTTAAGTGGTATGAAAAAAATGGTTTTAGAGTGGCTGAGAAATACAATAATTTTGAAACAGATTCGACTGCGCCATTTATGATATTTAATTATTAATATAAAGTCATTAACAACAAAAATTGCACCATTATCAATATAGATGATAATAGATCAAAAAAAATGAGCAACTACTTGATTGATAGTTGCTCATTTTTTTATTTAGTTATTGTTTTCTTTGATCCATTTATTATAATACTTTATCTCCTTATCTCTCAATGTGTTAAACGTAGAAAAGAAATTAGCAAATTTGTTAGCATCTAATAATTCGTCGATACCATATTTTACAACTAATTTGTAGAGGTTTTCTAGGTTACGCCCTTCTGGATCTATTGGAGAGTCCATAATAGACTCTACCTCTTCAATGTCAGACTCTATTAATAACGGAGTTCTAAGATTTATTATCTTTTCATTTATTTCAAAGACGTTTCCATCGTGTACGCAATTTGATGTTTGGTTTAATATATTTTCATATACTTTTAAAGGTTTCTTCTTTTCTATAGTCCTTTCCTCTGATAGAACTTTAACCCTGTCAATAACCTCTTCTATTTTAACTTCCCTTGTTTTTAGTTCTGGTATTATGTTAAATAGTGTGTCGGTTCCAAGTTGAGATATTCCTTTAATACAGTCAGATGAATCACCGCAGAGCTGCTTTAATAGTTTGATATTCATATAATTATAACCAATCTTTTTATTAAAATTTTCACTAGATAGGAATAATTTCTTTTGAGGTGAATAGATAGCAACACCATCTGGTTCGATTAACTGTGCTAAATCCATATCGGATGATACGATTACTAGTTTTTGATTTTCTTTTCTTTTTGTTACAAAATACCCAATAAAATCATCACCTTCAACAAGGTTAGCCGTACATTCGCGCATAAATAACTCCTGAGCAAATTCCTTGATTATATTGAGACCTCTATAGAATTCTTCTTTTTGGACTAATTGTTCTGGCGTTTTTTCTTTCTTTGGTTTTTTATTTATTACTTTTTTACAAAACTCATCCATTTGTTTGTAATAGTCTGAATCTCCAGCACTTTTATGATATGATTTGTCGCGATTACTTTTGTAAGGGTTATATAATTCCCAGCGTCTAAACCCACTGTCTGGCCCATCAAAAAATAGATATACCTTAGAAAAGTCTCGTTTCTGTAATAGTATTTTTATTTGTAAAAAAAATTGAAATATACCACCATAATGTTCGCCTCTACTATTTGTTCTCTTATCACCATGGAAACATGTTTCTCCTAGACTATTTCCATCTACTAATAAAATGTATTCAACTTTTGGTACCTCTATTTCTGGGTGTTGCTCTCTAATTTTATTTGGAATTGGTTGGCTCATTTTTTAAATCCCTCTATTTTATATCTAAATTTATTTTTAATTTCTCTTTCTAATTCAACAACTTTCTGTTTCGTCATATGTATTTTTAAAATAATATCAAATGTTTCTCGGTTGTATTTAAGAAAACTGTTGTTTGCGCTTCTTGCTGCTCTATACATCTTACCGTCTCTCACTAGCTCAAACTCTATATTTGAAAGCGTTTCACAATGCTTATCGCCAAAACATAATGGTGATTCTTTATAAGTTAGTTTTATATTTTTAACTAGTGGATTCGTATCTTCAATCATTTTTCCGCTTTCTATATCAAAGTAATGTGGATAATTATAAACGTAACAGTCATTATAATTTCTTTCATTTTGTTCTAAACCTTCTAATAGTGCATCACATAGCTTTTGTTCGGTACCATTATTGTGATAATTTATTTTATTTTCCATATTTAATTATTTATTAAATGATATTTTTTTTTACCACGCACTATCTGGAAATATTTTTCTAATTAGTTCTTCTGTTAAAATATTTCTACAACTTTTACTAAGGGAACCAATAAGTCTTCTATTAAACCTAGCATTTTCACTTATTTTGTATTCTACATATTTTCTATTACTCAATAATTTAGTTTCTGATAATAGTTCTTTACGTTTAAAATAATCATTATTTAGGTGATATGCTTTCTGTCCGTCTATACCATCGAATATAAATATTAATTTTCCATCTAGATAATTTCTTATTTCATCTGATAGTTTCCAATCTTTATTATTTCTAGCTTCTTCTCTAATATAGATTAATTGAGAATCATACATATGTTCAAATATATTCATATTTTCTTCTTACATTTTAAACATTCGTAATTTATTTTTATTGATTTTCTAACACCAAACATGGTTATAACTGAATCCACCATTTTTATATTTTTAGGATCGCAACCACCAATACAATAGGTGGATTTTGGTTTAGGTGGTTCTTTAGTCTTCTTCATTTATTTTATAACTTAACTTGCTGTGTATTATTCGATTTACTTTACAATTCAAGTCGTACTTTAAATATTCACCATTTTCGTAAATGTACCTACAGTGATAAAACGTTGCACTTTTTGTAATTATTTCAGTAACTTCATTACTCGGAAATATTTCTATTTGTTTCTTCTTACCAAAAATAGTTTTAAATACAAGAGTTGCTCTAATAGTTAGGATACCATGACTATTTTTTAATATGTTTCCATAATTTAATATCTCTACTTTTTCTAATTTCATTTCAATTAAGTTTATCAATTATCGCCATCATTTCTTGAATCATTTTTAAAGCCTCAAGTTTTGTAAGATATATTCTATAATTTTCATCGCACAATTCAGTGATCTTTATTTTATTTCCATTTTCAGATAACCCAAATTTAAAGACACATTCTTCTTCTATGTTATTTAGAATTGTTTCTTGTTTATATTTCAGTCTATCATGCCTCGTGTGTCTATCACCGCACTTTACACAAGTACACTGATTTTTATCTTTATAATCTTCTGGGTTATCCGAGTAAAAAACATAAGCCATTAGTGTTGTAGTACATTGATTATCACCACACTTAGGACAATACTTATGTTCTGAATTATAAGCTTTCATAAACTCTTAGTATTTATCCTTGCTTTTAATTGTTAAATTTTCTTGTTCTTCTTTTTTCATTTCACCTCAATTTTATTATTATTCACTATTACTTTAAAAACATAACCATTTTCTAGTTCTTCACCTAAATATAAGTCAACAATATCATTTTCAATTTCATTTTGGATAACTCTATTTATTTTTCTTGCGCCACTAGCTTTATCCTCAACCACCATCTTTAATAGATAATCAACTACCCCATCGCCAAATTCAATATCGTAATTAATTTCGTTTACTCTATGTTTTAATTTAACTAATTCTAATTCAATGATTTGTTTTAGTTCATTGTCTCCTAGGTTATTGAAATGTATTGTATCATCAATACGACCTAGAAATTCTGGGCTAAAATGGTTTTTGATTGATTTGTCTACAATGCTTTTTTTATTATCATCAACTACGGAACCGAACCCAACGCTTTTACCTAGTGATACAGCATCTTTCGCCCCTAAATTTGATGTCATTATAACTATAACATTCCGAAACGATACTTTTATACCCATAGCATCGGTAAGTACACCATTATCAAGTACTTGTAGGAACATTTGGTACACTTCCTTATCAGCTTTTTCGATTTCATCTAGTAATAACACACAATATGGTTTCTTTTTGATTGCTTCTGTTAGTAGACCACCCTGTTCGGCATTGGCATATCCATAGTTACTACCGATGAGCTTATTCACGCTAGTTTTATCAGCATACTCACTCATATCAAATCTAACCAAAGCACCTTCACTACCAAATATTTCATCGGCTAACTTCTTAGCTAACATCGTTTTTCCAGTTCCTGAAGGGCCAATCATAAGTAAGGAGGCTATTGGCTTGTTTTTATTACCTAAACCCATTCTACCTCTTTTGATAGCTTTGGCCACTGATTTAATGGCTTCGCTTTGACCAATAACACTTTCCCCTAATTTCTTTTCGATATCCATATATCTTTGTTTATCTGATTTTGATAATTTAGTAATTGGAACACCAGTCATTTCGGAAACTATATTATAAACATCGTTCTCGTTTATTTGCTTTATGTTTTTCTTTGATTTTGATTTCAATGATTTTTCTAAATCAACTATCTTACTTTTAATATCATTACATTTTGAATTATAATCATCACCTAGTTTATAATCATCTATTTTCATAGCTTTATCTCTCTTGACTTGATTAGTAACTAATTCCTTTTTTAAATTTGTTAACCCACTGAAATCTAATTCAATAACTTTCTTTTCTGAACCGCATTCATCCATAATATCAATTGCTGAATCTGGTAGTTGTCTTTCAGTTATATATTTGTTTGCCAATGAAACACATGCTTTTATAGCTTCAACACTATAAATTACGTTATGGTATTCCTCGTAGTATTTCTTTGAATTAAATAATATCTTTTCCGTTTCCTCTATTGATGTTGGTTCAATTACTATTTTTTGAAATCTTCTGCTTAACGTTGAATTATTTTCAATGGCTGATTTATATCCACTAAAGGATGTTGTTGCAATTACTTGGACACTACTGTCTGATAGTGCCGTAGATAGTATTCCAGCGATATCTGCTGCTTGATTTGAATTACCACCCAGTACCGTATGAATATCATCAATAAACAAAATAAATTCCTTATTATCTTTTATCTCATTGAAAACACTGTTAAGTCTATCCTCAAGAGCCCCTCTAAATGTAGTACCAGCTATTATACTGGTCATATTCAAAGATAAAATAACTTTACCATTTAGGAACATAGCGTCATTGTTTTCAATTTTGTTAGCTAATCCGCTGATTATCTGTGATTTACCTGTACCAGCATTACCAACTAATATCAAATTATTCTTATTCCTTCTACCAAGAACTTTAATTAATCTTTTTACCTCTACCTCTCTACCAATTAGTTCATCTATCTTACCCTGTTGAGCCAAAGTGTTTAAATTCACACAATACGTCTCAACCATAGTTTTCTTAGACTTATTGTTTTTCAATTGACCAATAACCGAACCACCAAATGACTCAGCTCTTTTATCTTTTGAATCTATTGACTTTAAATCTTCTACCCTTAGTTTGTTGATTTCATTGAAATAGTTATTATAATCAACTCCTATAACCTTAAATCGTTTAATTGGGTCTCTATCTCCAGCTAAAATAGCCAATAAAATATGTTCACTACCTAGTTTTGGATCAGTTAACTTATCTTTCTCAATACTTGAATCTAATAAATATTTACTTAATTCAACATCAAAACCGATTTCTTTATTAGCTTTCTTAGTTGGTAATGGTTTAACGGTAGAACTAACCTGAGCTAGGAATTTAGCGTAAAAATCATGCAATGAAACAAGTGAACTTTCCTCTACATAACTCAATAATATCTTATATGCGTTTGATTGCTTTGATTGTAATACTGCTAATATAAAATAATCAACTGTAATATTTTTAGTTATTGGATAATCCTCTACTAATTCAGTTTGTGTCAATAACAAAACCCTCTTCAACTCACTTGTATACAACTTTTCTTCCATTTAATTTAATTCAATGTTTATAATCTAATTTCACCTCAAATGTACGAAAAATAATTGAGAAAACCAAATAACTTGTGAATAAAAAATCCAGAAACATTAAAAACATCTCTGGATTTTCTTGGTTTCAAACTATTAATCGACAACTACCACCAAAAACGGTAATGCTGATTTCACGCTTTAAACAAATAAAACGGACTCATCATAAATTAATTGACACCCATCACATAAAATAGCATTACCCAGTTTAAAAATACCCTTACTAGTAATAAGACTTACATTACCTAACTCAGTTACTGGTAGTAAGTCTGTAAATGTAATATCATCATATAAAATTGGTAACCATAGGTAATCACCACTTACGTAGTCATCATCTCCATCACCAGTAAATCCTGGGTCAGCTTCATCTTCGTTACTAATTTCAGCAATTTCTGGTAGGGTTTGGTGCGTTAAATAAATTGGGTTGTCATCATCTTCTCTGATAATGGTTGATTGATAAATTGTGTGAGATGTTGATAGTAAATTTAATTTACTCAATTTTTCTAATCTCTCTTCTGTAAATACTTTTTCTAATGTTATCATGTTTTTCTTGTTTTTTTATTTTTAATTATTTTGATTTTATTTTATGATAATAATTTTGCTGAACTAAATTTTAAAGATTTATCTTCTTTGGATATTAAAACTGAATTTAACCCAAAGATATTATCTACGGTGATGAAATAGGCCTTGTCTAGTTCTTCTGATATAATAGTGGGATTTAAAACTTCAATATCTTTCCAATGAGACTCCCCATTTGGTTCGTAACCCTTTGTCTCCGATGTTACCTGAAATTCCTCGATTTCTAATTCTAATGTTGGATTGTCTAAATGTTGAATAATTCTACAAGCCTTGTCTTTTACATCTACATTATTTAAAATAATCGATGTTTTGATTGTACTGTAGTGACTGTTACACGCTTCTAGTAAATCCATGATTGCCTTGATAGGCCTTTCTGAGCCGATGGCTTCCTTTAATTTCTTTTCTGTCATTTTTTTTTTATTTTTATTTAATTGTTGTTTCATTTTTGTAATCTCCACCAGTAGTACGTCTAATGATTGTTTCTAATATGTTTTTATCGTAGTATGTGGTTCCAGCAAAATAATCATCTTTCTCTGTCCAATCACTCCAACTAAAAAATTTTTTAGGAATTTTAAAATCCCATAGAACTGTTAGTAATTCTAGTGCTATGAACGGGATTACTTCTACTAAAGTAAATGTTGAAACTAAGATAAACCAAAATGGGTAGAGTGCATATTTCCTATATTTTCTTTCTAATTTATCTCAAATGTACGAAAAACTTTTGAATAAACCAAAATGTTAGAGGTTAAATGATGTTAAAATTTTATAACTCATGTGTTTAGGTGGGTTTATGAAAAATAAATGTTGGGAAATGGTGAAAAAAATATATTAGACTATATTTATATAGAAATAATAAAAACTAATAAGTATGAAAAAAGAAGGATTAAAAGGATTTCTATTGCAATTAGATGAAGATGTTTATAATGAATATCGTGAATTGTGTAAAATAAATGGTATGAACATGAGTCAGAGACTTAGAAATATGGTAGAGAGAGAAATAAAAGCATTGAAAAAAATGGTGGAGGATTTATAAAATGCCTAATGAAAAAATAACCACAGAAGAATTTATTGAGAGAGCTAGATTGGTTCATGGAGATAGGTATGATTATAGTAAGGTGGTGTTTGTAAATATATCATCTAAGGTTATAATAATATGTTCGGTTCATGGTGAATTTGAACAGTCACCCGATAAACATTTAAGAAAAAGAGGTTGTCCTAATTGTGCTCACAATAAAAAGAAAACACAGAAAGAGGTCGTTTCTTTATTTGTAGAGAAACATGGTAATTTATACGATTATTCAAAAGTCGTTTATGTTGGTATTGAAAAATATGTGACTATAATTTGCAAAAAGCATGGAGATGTTTCCATAATACCATCTAACCATATAGCTGGTTCTATTTGTCCGAAATGTGCCTTGGAAAAAAGAACTGAAAATAAATTTCACACACCTGAACATGTATTGTCTAAATTTAAAGAATTACATGGGGATAGATATGATTATTCTAAGGTTATTTATATTAATAATAAAACTAAAGTTGAAGTTATTTGTAAGGAACATGGTTCATTTATGGTAACACCAGTTTCCCATTTGCAATCTAAAGGGTGTCCGAGATGTGTGAAACATAAAAATTTTACAGTTGAAATTGTTAAAGAAAGTTTTATTAAAAGGCATGGTCTAAAATATGATTATTCGTTATTTACCGAATATAAAAGAAATTCAGATAAAATAAAAATAATATGCCCAGTTCATGGCGTGTTTATAACTACTGCATCTTCACATGAGCAGGGAAGTGGGTGTTCAAAATGTGCTGGTACATATGTTTATTCTCAGGAAGAAATGATTGTACATTTCAATGAGAAGCATGATAATTTTTATGACCATTCACTAATAAACTATGTGAATATGAAACAAAAAATAAAAATACTATGTCCAATACATGGTACTTTTGAGCAATCACCATCAAACCATTTATTTCAAAATGGTTGTCCTAAATGTAGAATGTCTACTGGCGAAAAGCAAATTGAAAAATTATTGAAGGTTGAATGTATTGATTTCGTAATGGAAAAGACTTTTGAAGATTGTAGAGATAAAGCTATTTTACCTTTTGATTTTTATTTACCAAATAATAATATATGTATCGAATATAACGGAATACAACACTATAAACCCATAAAATTTTTCGGTGGCGAACCATCACTTATAACACAACAAAGACATGATGAGATAAAATTAAATTATTGTAAAGATAATGATATTAATTTCCTAGTAATAAAATATACTGAAAATGTTGAAGAGAAATTAATTGAATTTGGCATTATAAATAAAAAGGAGAGCGTTTAAGTTCTCTCCTTTTTTAATTGTTGTTTTATTCGATAGTAGTATACTCAATACCATCTTTTGTATACCAAAATATAATGTGTTGGAATTTCCCTAATTTATTGATTATTCCCATCGAATTCGACCAGGAACTTAAGCCGCGATTGTAATTTAACCGTAACCCCGAAAAAGTTCCCACGACGCAGCATCCTGATTTTCTGGCAGTTGTGTGCTGATGGCCTATCACAGCCTTCACACCAAGATTGGAGAAGGCAGCGGTAGATCCCTTCGCCCCGTTCTGCGAAGCGTGCCCATGTTGTGATAAAAGATACCCATTCACAACTATATTATCATCTTCTGTTAAGCATTTGATTTTTGGGTAGTGTTTATTTACTACGTATGGAACTACACCATTTTTAGCTTCACCTTTTAACATAGCTAAAGAGTATTCCATATATGGTATTGCGTTCTTAAATGTTGTTAGGCGCTTCCAATCGCTCGATTTTAGGAAATCATCAATATGGCGTTCATGGTTTGATTTTACTATGTAAGAATTATATGGCTCCACAAATTTAAGCCATTCTATCATTTTATCTAGCTCCTCTTGCAGCGAATCATTACCTTCAGTAAATAATTTATGTAAATAGAACGGATCTTTTAAATTATGATATGATATTGAATTTGCCGATATGATATCATGCATAAAAATGCTTTTTGGGTATAATTTTTTAAACAAGCCATTAAAGACTAGGTTGCAGATATCTATGTTTGTATCTGGGCAGTGAACGTCCCCTAATATCGCTGCATCAACACTTTCAACTCTATTTACATTACCATCTTTTACGTGATAAAACATATCAATGAACTGTCCATCTGCCTGTGCTGCTACTTGCCTAAAAAAGAAAGTATCCTCGTCTTTGATTTCGACCAAAGCAAAACCAGGTGAAAAATGAAAACTAGCTTTCTTACCAGCCTTGCTATCTAGGAAATTTTCATTTGTACAACACCCACTTGAAAATATAAATTTATAGTTACTTGAGTCTAAACCAGCAACTTGTTTTAGTTCTATTTTTGGATGTCCAACAATACTTGAATGTGAACCAGTCATAGACTCTAGTGATGACAATGGATCTGGTGCGGTTGGTTGTATCTTTATATCGGCTAAAACACTTATTTTGTTATTTAAATTGTGTCTATTTAGTGTTAGATGAGGAACTAGCTCTGGATTCCACCAGTCATCTTTCTTATTTGATGTAATAGATGTTGGGTTGTGGTATCTAAATGGGATAACCAAAATTTCAGCATCTAGTTTCTTTGCATACGCTTGCATGTTAACCCATAGCTTATGATTTATTGTTGTAGCGTTTTGAGCACTTGTAATTAAATAATATTTTTTTGTTTTATTATGTACTTTTTGTTTTGCTACCTCAATTTGTTCTGGTACGACATCTACCTTATCCTTTATACCTAACTTTACCAACCATTTCCTCATGGAACGTTCTGAAACTGAGCGACTTACCAAATCTAGCATCATATCTATTCGTTTGTCCCACCCAATTTCTTTTTTATAGTATGTTTCTTTAATTTTAGAAACAAGCTCACTATCCTTTTCTAACTCTTTAAATTTCATTTTTCTTTCTTCTTTTTTAAATTTAATTATTTATTTTTATCTTTACTCATTTCATATTTTATTTCTTCAACAATTCCAATATTTCTTTTTTTATCCTTTTTTTTCTACCTTGAACCTCTTCGAAGGTGGTCAACTTGGCTCTTTCGGCTGTTTGTTCGGCTACTATTTTTTTACATAATTCCTTGTTTCCAGTACACATTTCCCTATTGTCTTTGAATACTTTGATTCTTTCATATGTACATGGTAGTTGTTCGTAGTCATATACAAATAGTTCGATTTTATCCGAATTTTTCTCCATTATCTCTAAAATCCTTTCTTTTGAGCCATTTCCATCTCTTTTATCTCCACCCATTACAGTAGTTGCTACTTTTAGTCCCTGAAACTGATTGTTAGCCGTTTTAAGACACTTTTCTAGTGCTTCGTAATCTAGGTAGTCTTTTACTAGATCTGGCCTAAAATTATACCCATATACAATAAAACACAATGAAAATGCTGGGTTAGTTTCGTTGGTTGTGATTCTTTTGCCTAGTTTGTTTCTATCTGCGTATTTTGTTGTTAGATTTAAATTATAAGTGTGTGGGTATGTTTTCCTTACTTTTGCTTGAAATCCACCACTCATTTGATGATAGGTATTTACTCCGACTAGTATTACATCGTATTTATCAACATCTTTTATTAGATCTATATCTTTAATTATTGTAAGCATTTATTTTGATATTTTCAATAAGAATGTGTTAATAGTGTCCTGTTGATTCAATATAGTTGTGATTTGTTTTATTTCTTGCTTGTTTTCTTTAATTTGTTCTCTAAAGATATAGTTTTGTATTGCGATTGCACATACTATAGCTAGGATTAGTAGAGATTCTTTTGTATCCATTGTTTTGTAATTTTATGATGCGATTGAATATAGTTAACTCAATCGCATCTTGTTTTTAATTTAAAAAGGTAAATCAGAATCACCTTCGTCCACTACATTACTTTTACCACCTGACATTACTGGTCTAGTAGTCGTATTCATCATGTCTGAACTAGCCGTTACACTACCATCTTTTACTTCTACTTTCCAAACACTTAAACTATTGAAAGTTCTACCATTGTATTCACTTGTTTTAGCGTTATACAATACATCTACATTCATTCCAACTGAAAGTCCTTCGATTACTTCTGGTTTGTTAAATGCTTCAAAAGCGATTGAATTTGGATACTGATTATCATCTTCAACTACGATAGTTGTTTTTGACCATTCCCCTTTTGCACTTTTGCCAGTCTGAGGTTCACTGATTTGGGTAATTTTACCCACGAAATTTAAATTTGCCATTTTCTTTTTTTTTGTTTTTTAAATTAGTTATTTATTTTTGTTTATTATTTTATTTTTGTTCAATGAATAACTCTGTTCGCGTACAATGAACATCAGTAAAAAGTGAACGGTTGAATTTAATTTGTTATTTTGTTATTATTTTTGTTTCTCACCATATTTATAGTAAATAAATACTTATAATATTATGGATAATATACTTGCTATGCAGTTACTTGAAGCTAAGATAAACAAACTTGTTGAACAAGTTGTAAATGAGGCTAAGAAAAAGGAATCTGATGATACTGTTGAAAATACTAAGGCTTTTACAAAAAAATATGCAGCTATTCAAAAAGCTCTTGCTGATCCTAGTAAAAATGTAACACAAATTTTTGTTAAAGCTGGTATTATTAAAAGTGCTGGTGATGATGCTGGTAGATCTCTCGCTTTCAAAAAACTACACCAAGAAAAAAATCAATCTGGTGATAGTAGTTATAAGTTTGATAGTAAACAAGTTAACCGTTTATACGCAGCTATATACCAATAAAAACTAATTAATGATTTTAAATTGACCTAGACTAATTTGTTTTCTAGGTCAATTTTTTATTTTATAGTTTTTAGTAAATCAAAATCAACTAGTTTTACGATAAATGCTTTCCCTTCTTCTTTCAACATGAACAACATGGCTGATTTTTCACCATTTTCACTTACTGTTTCTACCTCTATTAGATGTTTTAAATCTTCATATTTTTTTAATACGCTAGATACTCTATATTTAAAACCGTTTACTTCGCTTAGTGATAATTCAAATGCCATATATTCAAAATCTTCAATAGAAAACTTTGTTTTGTGTATTGCTTCAATTTCTGAAATATAACCAGCATCATCCATATAGTTAAATATGGCGAATTTTAGTGGTTTAAACCCTTTTTCTTTAATTTGTTTAATTAATGTTTTCATTTTTTTTATATTATTTGTAATTTATTTCTCTAAATCATATATTTATAATAAAAAATTGTTTATTATGGATAATATACTATTAGAGGGTTGTGGATGCGGTAAAAACACTACTACAAGTCAACCAAAGCAACAACCACCAGTTAACCCAAACGGAACTGTTAGGATTTAGAACTTATTTATTTATTGAATTATAGGCGTTGTTGGAAATCAAAATCATTTGTGGTTTCCCAATAAACTCATATAGGTTTATGCAATTACAGTATGACATTGCTGATTTTAAATAGTCAGTAAAATTTTCTGTCCATTGACTCATCGTGTATTCAACTATCTGTGTTCTTTCAATACCTTCAGATGTCTTAATTATAGCGTTTCCCATCTCTTTCTGAGCCCTTTTAGTAGACATACCGTAGAAAGTCTTATGAAACTCTTTACAATCCTTAAAATCGTTTAAAATGCGTTCTGAGTATTGATCGACTATTTCGAATGTTTTACCTAAATATTGAAATCCTGGTGTATTTTCTGTAAATGGTTTATATGTTGTTTCACCAGCACTCTCCAACATTTTATTGAAAACTGAACCACACATTACGTAGTCCGCCCCTAAAGCCATCGCCTTTATTGCGTCTGAAAAACCTTTAATTCCCCCATCTGCAACTATTTTTGCTGGTTTTTTTAAATTTAGTGATTTTTCGTAACAATCTGCAATTAGGCTAGCAATTGGATAGTAAACGCCTGTATTTGAGGAGGTTAAACAAGCACCACCCGTACCCACAGAGCATCTGACATAGTCACAACCCGCTTCACTCAATTCAACATAAGTTTCTGGGTTGGCGATATTTCCAGCCATGATAATTAATTTATCACCAAACAGTTCTTTTGCTAGTCTTATCGATCTATGTAGTGACTGAATTCCACCGTGAGCTGTATCAATTAATACTTTTCTAACCTTGTTGTCTTTTATCTCATCAAAACCAAATAAATTATCAAATTCAACCAATGAAAATGCACACCACGTTTCAGTACATAACTGTTTTCTAGTTTCTATATCAACCGTTCTTGGTATAATCGCGTTTATTTTATTTTCCTCAAATAATTTATAATTATTTAAATCAACTACACTACTCATAGGCGCAGTAAATAGCGATAACATGCCATTTTCTGATAATACATTTATTTCTGAGCGACTATCAATTGTTGAAAATGGAGCTGGGATGATTGATACATCTTGTAAGCCATATTTTATATTTTTTGTATTTAACATTTAGTGTTTTTAGTTGTGATCGTTATAAATTTTAAAAAGGTTATTGTAATAGAAATTACAGTAATATCCATTACAATAACCAATTAATTTATTATTTCTCCAATTCGTACTTATAAACATCTAGGATATTGGTCTCAACAATAGCTGTAATTTCGTAATCAGCCATTGTACCTTTCAATCCCTCTTGTAGTCCGTCCCACGCTTCTTTTACGTTGTTCGCTTGAACCATCATAACATTGGTTGTTTTCTTTTCAACTCCTTTGATTTCATCCAATGTGATAAATGCAACCTTACAGCGATACCATTTATCACCATTTTCATTATAAAACATTTCGTTGATTTTTTCTCTTTTAATTGCAGCCGTTAAAAACTCCCCGCTAATAAAAGGTTTCAACTCTTCATTTACTCTTGCTTCCGCTTCTGTAAAAGACAATGCATCAAATAGATACTCTTCACCAATTTTTTGGATTTTTCCTTCTTCCAGAGTTTTCTCATACTTTACTTTAACATTAAACCATTCACTGCTCATTTTCTTTTTTGTTTTAAATTAATTATTACTATTACTAAATTTATTTATATCTCTTTATATTTTACTTGTTAGTACTGTTTAAACCGTATCTACGTGTTCATTTCCAAATTCATCTCAAATGTACGAAAAACTTTCCTATAAACCAATTTTTGATAGTTAAAAGATACTAAATCATGGTCTTGTGCTTGGTCTGACTATTTTTGTCCTTGCCCAGCCAGTTTTTAAAGCTATTTTCTCTATTAATTTCTCTCTATTTGTATCTCTACAAAACCCAGAAAAAAATACTGATTTGATTTTTGCTTTAATTATCTCTTTCTCTAGCTCGTTATATAGTCTAATAGCATCTTCTTGACATTTACATATTACAATATCAAAATCTTCATCGGAATCTATTACCATCTTGTTTTTATAGACTGTAATTCGTTTCATTGGGTATTTTATTTTCTCTATACCTTTTATTAGAAAGTCATTCAAAATCCAATTGAAACTTTTTCTTTGTGAGCTCGGATTGAAACCATAGACCCAAAAACTTTCCTCCATAAGAAAATCTGCTTTTTGATTTATTATCCATTTTTCTGAATTTGCTTTATTTGGTGCGAATTGACCAATTTCGTTACGTAACATTGATTCGTTGTCTACGAATTTTTTATTTAATTCCAACAACAATAACTCGTATTTTGCTTTAATTTGAATATGATCTCTACTTGAAACTTTTATTGGAAACCTGACATCTTTTTTGTTTTCCTCTATTATCTTATTGAATTTAAAAAGTGCATCTTCTTTTTCACTAGCGTAACATATCTCAGTCATTTTTTTATTTTGACTTACAATCATTATTCTCCATGAAGTTATATTTTTCCTCTCGGTTGATATACCCTTTTTACGTTTTCTTTTTAATTCGGCTTCTCTTATTTTTTTATTTCTTTTGTTCCGATATACCCTTGTTTTTTTTAAATCTTTTTGTTTTTTCTTTTCATCTTTGATAGCCTGTTCTTTGGCTTTTTTCTCATCTTTTTTTTGCTGCTTTAAAGCCATCCTAGCCTTTATCTCAGCTATTTTTTCTGGAGTCATCGGTATTTATGAAATTAAACTTTATATCTCCTATGTTTATTATCACCATCTCCCCTTGAACAAAATCAGATTGTTTGACTTCTGGGTTGTTTTTAAAGAAATACTCCTCATCTAATTGTCTTAGTTGGTCTTTCTCTAATTCAAACGATATAGTTATATTATCTTTCTTTGTATCTTTGAGTATTTCATTGATAGTCGTTGAAATTTCATATAATTGGTTGTTTGTTGGTATATTATATAGTTTTTGCATTTTTACAGTACATTTAATAGTTTATCAATAATTACGTTCCATTTCATTTTAAAAACTTGGAATTTTGTTAGTCTGATTGGGTTCTTTAGACGATGTATTATATCATTACCTAGACCACCAGCATTTAGTTCTTCAACTAGATTGTTTTGATATATCTCTAGTTTTTTATTTAGTACTAATTTCTCCGTTTCAAAATCTTTAATTTCTTTTTCTTCGTTTAACATGACTTCTAGTTTTGATTTCCTCGTTCAAAGTATTCCTCTATATTGTGTATCAACCAGCTAGTACCACTTGCTATTGCACTATCCAATAAAATGATTACTAATATAATAACAATAGCCAATGACCCACTATAACCAGCTATAAATGAACTAAATAACATATTCATTGGTGTAAAACTAAATTGTGGTATTAGAAATAGGTTTATACCTGATAATATACCACCAACCCATGATGGAAAACACATCATACAACTAAATAACTCACCAAATTTATCACCTATTTTGTTTGCTTTCTCTCTCCACCATTTAAACACATGCCATGGTCCATTTGAATAAACAACCATATTTGATAGGCCATAACACGCTAGTATAAATACCAATAAACTTAATATCTCCATAATTTTATAACTCTATTTTTGAATTTGTTAGTTCATCATTTTCAACCAGTAAGCCTCGGTTTTCTTCTTTTTTATTTCCTTTGGTTATTTTTGGTTGGTTATTTTCCTTTGCATTATTAAATCCAAAAGTTAGGCGTTTTAGATCCTCTAAGGTTGTTTTATCAAATAAATCATTTAATTCAGCAATTTTAGTTTGAAATAAATCGAATTTAGCTTTTTTATCTAAATTATGTTTGATTATTTCCTGAGCGAAATCGCATAACCCAGATAAACCTATCTCTCCAACACCATATAGTTCACATTCACCAGTTTGTTGGTTTATGTTAGGTGTTATCGAGTATTTGACTTCTTCTACTGGATATAAATCCCAACCATTAGGTATTTTTATTTTTAGTAATTTGAACGTTGTTATTTTCCCTTGCTCATTCGGTGCGTCCATTACACTATATCCACCGAAATATTTTCCCAGTGCATTTATTTTATCATCCATCGTTTTTGTTTTTATTTGTTTTAATTAAGCGAATATGCACGCAAAGATATAAGCGATACTAAGCCCTATGTATAATAGTTCTCGGTCGCTAGTTCCAGTTGGGGTATCTGTTCTTAGTGCTTTGTAAAGGTTTAATAGATTTTTTAATACGATTTGTATTGCGAAAAATAAGATAAATACTTTTATGAAAAGTAGTACTGCGAATAATGTTACCATAACGTTTTATTTTTTTATTATTTATTGTTTAATCCCTAATTCATCGCAAATGTACGAAAAATAATCGAGAAAACCAAATAATAGATGAAAAACTTTTTGTTTTAATTTTTTGAGGTGTTTATTTGATCATCAACATGGATGTTGATTTTGTACCAACTAACGTGTTTTGCTTTGTTTTTTATTTTGTAAGTTACTGGTCCATCGGTCTTTGCGAAACTATATATGCTATCATCTATCGGTTCTAGTTTGCGATTTACGTAAATAGTATCTCCGTTGTGTGTATATTTATATATTAAAACGGTTGGTTTGTTTTTTAATAATTGTATTGAATCTGAAATCGCATCTAATGTTTGTTCTCTGACAACCTTCCTTGCTTCGTATTCATTTGATAATTTCTTACCACTAGTCCATAAAAATAAACTAAAACATCCAAACATTAGTATTAATACCCATTCGGCAATATTGACAAATAATTTACTTTTCTCACTCATTTCATTGAAACCGTTTTTTAAATTTATTATTTTGAATTATTATATAGATCTAGAAATATAGATATCTTCTGTGCCGCATAACCAATAGCTGCCTCAGCATTTTTATTGGGTTGATTATTAATATAACTCACCCCCAAAAAACCTAAATCTACGTTACTACCACTTATTGCTGTCATATATAAGTATTTAACATCGTTCTGTATCATTCTTCCAGCTAATTTGCTATCTATTTTTGATAGATCGTTTAAGTTTCCTTTAAATAGCTTATTACTAAATACGTAGTTTACAAATGGATACCTAGATAAATTCATTATCCCATATTCCTCGGCTATTGTTCCTATTTTGGGGTCTATTATTTGTTCGTATGTTATTTCCCCGTATATAAATGGTAATCCACTTGGGTTATTTGAACCATTATGCATTTCTATTACAAATACTCTATCCGCTTTTGAATCAATTAATAACTTTAATAGTATTGCATCTATCCTTGGGTTTATTTCATTTAACCTCAGCTGCATATTACTATTGTGTTTTTCTAGTGCTATGGATGTCTGCTCTTTTATGACATCTTCTGTTACTTTTTTCTGATTTAAAAATAATCCTATTGTTAAAATAAATAAGACAACTACCATGAACCCACCAATAACCCTAAATATTCCGTATTTTGCTATTAATTTAACCGCCCTCTCCAGTATTCCGAATTTATCATTTATTTGCACATCACTATCTACTGGCTTTTTCCTAGTCATCCTCTCTGTTTTTGTTTTATTGTTATTTTATTTTTAAAAAGAGAGGATTTCCTACCCTAATATTTCGCGAATTTTATCAAGATTTTCTTTTATATATTTATCTTCTGATTGTTTTGCCATGTTTGTTGCAATACCCATTTGGTCTTTCTGACTGTAACTGTATAGATTTTTAATTCTATTGAACTCTTCAGCTAATTTAACTTTATTTTCATGACCTTTGATAACACCATTGTTTGAGTAGTTATCTATTTTCCATTCAACTAAGTATTCATCTTGGCCTTTATCTTTCATTATGAACTGATTACCATCTTTCTTGTAATCTTCTGGAATTAAACTGAACATATGGTTTTCGCCTAGAAAATTTGTATTTTTGAAATTCAATCGTTTCATTTTTTTAACATCAACCCCCTCAAATGCTGTAGGCTTCTTTGGTGTTTCAATGTATTTAGATGTTAGACCACTATTTTTAAGTGTATATTCATTGTCTAGTTTTTCTTTACTAGATGCTTTTGAGTTTTTATAGAACTCTTTTGACCCAGCATTGGTTGTAGCTTCGTCATCTTTATCTGCGTTGTTACCCATTTTCGGACTACCTTCTAAACCATCTTTTACTCGATCTTTAAATTCGTCAGATGGTTCCATACTGTACTCTAGGTCTAGATTGCTTTTATTGTTATTAAAACCACCTTTACCAGTATTAAATTTTACGGGTTTACTATCACCCTTAATATTATTTTTTAAAGATGCTTCTATCTTAGTTAGGGTCTCTTTATTAGATTCCTTATTTGACTTTGTATTGCTTTTAGTTACGTCTGGACCGAGAACTGGATTGTATTGCAATTCACTCTCTTTCAACATTTCTTTGATTTGCGTACCAGTTAAAGTAGTTACCATATTGTTTTTATTTTCATTTTTTTTTCTATTGGCATCGTTCATTGTTAATAAAATATACGTCGATATTTTGTTTGAGCTTTCTTCACCATATTTATTTATAAATTCTTTTTCTGATATCCCTAGATTTTTAGTTGAATTTTCTGTGAACTCAAAAATATAATTATCGTAATTAGCTCTAATTGGCGTATTTCCATCGTTTCTAAGCACTGGAACGGTTTTCCTTAGTGAAATTGAACCATTTATCCTAACATATGGTGTTTCTTTTGAAAACATAGCACCAACACCTCTTAAACCAGTATCTGAGAACTTTTCATATTTAATAAAATCTTTTTTGGTTTGATTTAAATACAATTTTAATCTTTTTACGATATCATCTTCTTTTAAATTATTAAAATCATAACCAACTTCCGTTTCGAAATGAATGTTTACGGAATTATCTTGCATGTCTATTGATTTAGCCCGTTCAGTTGCTGGATCGTTTTTGACTTTATTGTATAAGTCTTCAACTTTATTTGAAAAAATACTCTCTTTCAACATTTCTTTTATTTGAGCTCCACTGATGAACTTACCCATGTTATTAATTTTATTATAAATATAATTGTATTTTAATTTTTTTCTTTTTTTAATGAATTATTTTCTACAATGAACCTATTTTCCTACGTAATGGCGCTGTAAATGGAATTTCATAACTACCACCGACTGAACTACATGAATTTGTACCACCAGCATCAACGCCACCACCCATATCACCACCACCTTCTCCTTCTTCCACTATAGTTTGTTGGTTATCTGGAAACATATATGAGTATAACCTACCTAGTTTTCTTTCGAAATTGGCTTTTGGTACTTTAAGTTCTTGATTTTCAACTCTGGTTATTAAACCAAATCTATTTAATAAATTGATAACCTCATGTTTTTTATAACCTAACATTTGCCAAAAATTACTTGGTATTTGACTGTGAGAGTCGTTCGAAATTAAATTATATAAAAATAGTTTAACTTCTTTATTAAATTGTTCTTCAGTTATATTGTTCTGTAGTTCTGAGTGTTCTCTCAATATAGATATTTGAGATTCGGTTAATTTTATATTCATTCTAATAGTTGTTTATTTAGATATTGAGTCAGCCCAGAAACTTTTTCTCATCCAAAGTAGTTTGTATAACTCCTCTATAACCTTAGCTGATAGCGTTTTAACTTTAGCTTCAAATTCCTTTGATTTTAAAAACTTAGATTGTTCATCATCTATCATTTTCTTAACATCTGCTTTGGTTATTTCTTCTTTAATTATCTGTTTAATTCGTTCTTTGGTCATTTAGATTGATTTTACTATAAATATAACTAAAAACAAAAAAGCTAGACTTTCGATCTAACTTTTTCAATTTATATTACGTAATTATTATATTCAACCAACATTATTTTGATATTCAGCTAACTTCGTATCCCATTCACTTGAAAATTGTTCTTTTAACACCACCAATTTACCTAGTTTATCAGCAGCATCTTTTGTTAGCAATACGGAATCAGCCCAAATATATAGTCCACCACTTTGATCATTGTATCTAAATTGGAATTTTAAATCATTTAAACCAGTGATAGCTGCACTAAAAACTACATCGTTATCTTCTGGGTAAACTATCAATGAATTATCATCGGTTTTAATTGCGCCAACGAACTTAGTCATGTTGTTTTTTAATTCAACAAAATATGGGTCGTTTTGAGCTATCTTAACTTCTTTTTTTTGAGGTTCTTGCGTTTCAACCGTTTCAAACTCTTCGTTTAATTTGGTTTTTAATGTTACATCCCTAGTCGTTGTACGCATATCACTAAACATCTGCCTAAAAACCGTATCTTCATCTAATTGTTTTCGTTGATGTTTTAACCCTGTTATTTCATCTATGATGTATCTAGCCATTTTCTAATTTATTATAAATATATTTGTTTTTCTAATTTACTGGTTTACTAATCAATTATTTTCCAAAATAGCACATCTTACCTTTTTTATGCTACTTTCTATGATGTTTGAAACGGACATTGATGTTATTTTGTATTTCTTTGATATTTCACCGATATTCAACTCTTTTTTATCGCAAATACCATAATAGTGTTTGATTATCTCAGATTCCTTTTCGGTTAGTTTGTTTAAATGTAAAATTACATCGTTAAATAAATTTTCAGTTACTTCTTGCTCTGTCTCTATTTCTTTATCTTCGTAGTAACTATGCATTTGTGCATTCCCTAACGACATTTCACCAATTAAAAACTTTTCAACGTCCTCGTTTTCATCTAATATCAATTCAGTGGTAATTTCTTCCCTTTTGCTTTTTTCTTTTATTAGTAATATCATTGATTGTCTGATCCACCAATAAGCAAATGTTGAAAAATTAAAACCTTTTTTACCTTCGAACCTATCGGCTGCCGTAATTAGCCATTTATTACCCTCTGCCACTAGTTCACTGAATTCAATACCCTTATCCTTGTATTTGTGCGCTATACTCAGTACGAGCTTTAAATTGGCTGAAACCAACTTATTTCTAGCAATTATATCACCTAGTTTAATTTGTTTGCTTAGCTTCTTCTCATCTCTCAATGTTAGCTGTTTGATTTTATCAATATCTAAACCGTAGTACGGTAAATTATTTGTATATTTTTTCATTTTAATAATTATTATTCGTAATCGTTGTAATTGAACTTATATTATTTGTTTTATTTATTACTATACTTCCACCAGTATGCCAGTCTTTAATATCATCGATGTGAGCTATATGTAGTATGAATTGATAGTTTTCTTCAACTTTTTTATACATATTTTTTATGTTATCATAGTTTTCACTCGCTACGCCAGCTAGTATTTCATCTAATACAATAAAGTTTGGTTTTGGCATTGTCGATATACTACCCAGAACACACCTTAAAGCTAGTGCGGATGCCGTTTTCTCAAAACCAGATGCCCCAGCTAAATCTGATGCAACGTCATCTTTTATTATTTTAAACTCGACATCGTTTTTCTGTGTTAAATAAACTTCAACATCAAAATCGCAAACATCATCTAATAGTCTACTTAGCTCTGAATTTATAATTGGTAGGGTTTTCTTCAATACCATTTTTGATATTCCGTTCTTACCAACCATTTCAAGATAGACTTTCCAATTTTTAATTAAAACTAATTCACCATCTATTTCAGTAATTATCAGTTGGTTTATTTTAACTTTCTTATCTAGCTCCGTAATATTTCTTTTGCCATTTTCAATTTCTTTCAGTTTATTATCTCTTTCGACCGAAAAACTATTTAGTTTAGCGTTTATATTTACTAGATTTAAATCAATTTTATTGTTTTGGTCTATTGACTCCTTGTTGTTGTTATATTCCTTGATTTTTTTGTCGTTTTCCCTGTATTCACCCCTTAGATTTTCGATTTGAACTGGAATTATGCTAATTAAACTCTCTAGTTTTAGTTTCCTATCATATAATTTTTTATCACCCTCGATTTTTTCAATTTCTAATTTATTTGAATTTAATTTTGTTTTTGAACTAATACCTTTTTCTGTTAAGTTAACTATTTTTAATTCATTTTCTTTTATTGTTTCAGTATTATCTAGACCATCATATTTTCTTTTACATGTTGGGCATACCTCGCTTTCAATGAGATTTTTATTTGTTGACTTTAATTGAATTATCTGATTTTTAATTTCATTTATCTCAATGGAGATTTCTTTATCTAGTTTTACCTTTTCTTTATAGGGTTCTTCGTTAAATTGAACTTCTCTTAATGTCTCAAACTCTGTGTTATGTGTTTCTAATTCAGCTTTCTTTAAACCAGCATCCGTTTTTATCCTCTCTAGCTTTATATTTGTACTATTGATGTCTAATTTTAGTATATTTTGATCTATCTGCTTTTTCGATGATAATAACGTGTCTTTGGTTTCTTGTTCGTTTTTAATTAAACTATTTAATTCAGTAACCCTATCATTTAGTAATAAATTATTTTCTTCGTTGTTTTTTATTGATGATAATGAGTTGGTTATCTCGGCTTCCAGCGTTGTCTTATCGTAAGTCCTTGATTTTAAACCTTTTTCAAACTCTTTATATTTATCTTTGGCTAATTTATCTTTTTCTTCTAGTGGAAATAAACCAATCCATTTTGATAATAACCTACCTTTTTCTGTATTGCCAGTTTTAATCAAATCGTATAAATCATCTGATGTAGCTGAAACTATCATACTGAAATCTTTTTCACTACCAATGGCTTCTTTTATGATTTTATTGGTTTGAATTGAGTGTTCGCCCTGCTCGTTTATAGTATTATCAGCTAGTTCTTCTTTCTCTCCGTTTATAACTTTGTAGTATTTAACTTTTTGTGAACCGTCACCCCACTCACCAGTTTTTTTTCTAGCTCTAGTCACCAGTCTTTCAATTACATAGTCACTACCATCTATTTTTAAACCACCAAAAACTCTGAATGTCGGAACATCTAAAAACTTATTGAATATCTCAGATAAATTATATGGCTTTTGTGTTTTTCCAAATAATAAAAATGAAATTAAATCGATGGCCAGTGAACTTTTTCCGATTTGGTTCCTATTTTCACCAGAACCAGTAACCAGGGTCAAACCATTTAGTTTTGTAAAATCTATTCTGTTTCCTTCTCCATATGATAAGAAATTATCAAATTCAACCCAATCAATTTCGTATTTACGATACTTGTCATAAATATCATAATCTATTTTTGAATTAATTTCTGAATCTATTTTTTTAATGTGTTCGAAATCTACATCTACTATTTTGTTTTCATTGATATAATCATTGAATAACTTGATTTGAAACTTTGGGTCTTGAATACTATCAATTACTTCTGTTGAAACATCTATCTGTTCGCCTAAATCATTGGTTTTCACTGCTTTAAATGATACTTTTATAGACTCTTTTGTAATACCATATCTATCTGACATAATAGAAATGATATTTTTCTTTGCTTCATGAGAATAATTAATTGGGTTATCACACCACTCAACAGCTATTTTAGCTTTCTTACCTATTTTAATTTTATTATTATTTTCCATTTGTGTTATAAAACTATTTTATTATTTTGAATTACAACGCAAATGTACGAAAAACTTTTGAGATAACCAAATTAAATGGCAATAAAACTTATTTGGTTACCATAACCAGTACCACTATCATTTGTCGCATATGCTCTAACGTGATAAGTTAATCCAGCAGTTAAACCAGTTATTTGACCAGTAAATGATGCGTAGGCTTCTGTATTGGTTGTTTTTGAATTTGAAATTGTCGGTAAAACACTTGTAGACCAACAAATACCTTTCGTATGTACACCAGTAAGACCTTCATCTATTACATTTCCACCACTCATAGCGGTATTATTAACTCTATTTGTTACTGCGGTAGTTACCAAAATCGGAACTGAAACGCAGCCATATACGGAAGTTGATTGATTGTATGATGGCGAATTTGGGTTTATATCAACTGAATAAATAACTTTATAGCCAGTTTCCTCATTGCAATCATTTAATTCTTTATAATACCAACCATCACCAGTACCATTCCATACCTCATTTGTTTCGATATCACTTATAGCCCACATTGGATCTGTATTTGTAGCACAACCACTATATTTAGTTTCATGGTCTAATCTAAAAAATTCTAACCCAGTAGTACCAGTTGATGTATCAAATATAACCCTATCTTCTATTGGTGAACCCTCATTATCAGTATAACCAGTTGTAACTAATTTATTTATATATGTTTCAACCCAACCCGTAATAGGAATTTCATTTGTACTAACACAAATACCATTGTCAGTTGTATTTATTGAATAATTTGGGTTGGCGTTTTTATATGATGTTATATACATACCAGTATTGGTATATCCAGTTTTTCTCACCCCGTATGACTCACTGCAAGTACAACCAGTTATTTCCTGATTGTACTCATAATATAAATATTGTTTAATTAAGCAAATACCACCATTGGTATCACCAGTCATTCCGTTTAATAGGTTCATTTGATGTTTGTTTCTATATATGTTTTTTTTTACCTATAATGCATTTAAATTATAAATCAGGACAAAGGTATAACTAATATTTGACACTACCAAACATTTTTGATCATTTTACCAAAAAAGTTTTAGTTTAATACCAAAATAGTTAGAATTAAGTTTTTTGGATTTATTATTACGTCCAGCTTGTTATTGGTGTTCTTTTCCACACATTATTATTTACACAAACATAAATATAATCGGTACAAAATCTAATGTCACCTGCAACTCCAGCGCTAGTTGCAGTATTAGGAGCATCAGACATTGATGGGTTTAACCTAACTGCAGACCATGTACTATCGCCATGCACCCCAGTAGTTGCCACTTGTAGTGTCATTTGAGTATCGCTAGATATATGTTCTATTACATGAGGCTCATTGAATATATATCCATCTGGAGCTGATGGTTGTTGAGTTTTTAGAAGTATAGTGTCTCCATCTGAATATGATGAAAAATTTGTTCCAGTACCATTTATAGTCGTAGCTCCAACCGCAAATGCATTTATAGTACCAGTTGGTATTGGAGCTGTTCCTACTATATTTAAGTCTCCTTTAAGGTAGGTTTTTGTATTTGTATTCTTACCTATTGTTATAGTGTTAGAACCTTTTCCAATTGCTCCAGCTCCGATAACAATTTCCTCAGATACCCCAGCAGCAGAAGCAACAGATCCAGAACCTATAAATATATTATTATCTCCAGTGCATAAATCTCCTGCATTTTTACCAATAGAGGTATTATAGTTTCCAGACACATTGTCGTTTAAAGAGCCTAATCCTATTGAGGTATTTCCATAACCTATAGTGTTTCTAGCTAGGGAATTACCACCAACTCCTACATTATCTATTCCAGTAGTATTATCCCTTAATGATGTATGTCCCAAAGCCACGTTTGAACTGCCTGTAGTGTTTGACGTTAAAGAATCAATACCAAGTGCTGAATTATTACTACCAAATGTATTGTTATCAAGAGAATTTGACCCAACAGCAGTATTCCCATACCCTTGATTTTCAGTAGTCCCACCAACTCCATTATTGGTTAATGCACCAACACCTATTGCAGTATTTCTGAGCACACCAACTCTAGCATTTAATAATGCATTTAGTCCAACACTGGTGTTTGATGTATCTATTGACCCAGTAGACCCATTTACTGAACCTAATTTAACAGTTCCAGTAAATCTTGGGTTATCTATAGTTGCTTCCCCAGTAAATGACATGTTTGCACCATTCAGTAAAATAGAATCTTCTATTGTTACTATTCCAGTAAATGTTGGATTATCAAATAAATTATTCTTTGTTATTGTTTTGTTTGCATCTGCGCCAGTGCCTTCTAACACACATAATTTAGTATTTGCACTACCTGATGTTATGCTACCTACTTCCGACCATTTTTTTCCCATAATATTATTATTTGTTTTGTTATAAATATATTGTTATTTTATTTTATTCGTTTTTTTAAGTAAACATATTTTCAACCAATGACCAATTTTCACTAGCATCTCTATTACATGTACCATCATCACCCCTAAATCTAACCTCTCTATCGAAGCCATTGAAATTATTATCTCCGTTATCTAGCCATTGCCAATTGCCATCTACACCGAAATCTTTATTAATTATGTCAATTAAGCCAGCGTAACCAGTTGAGCCCGTATCAAAGTAATTTATATTTTTGTATCTTAATATACTTTTTCCCGTAAATGTCTGTGTTGTTCCTGTGGCGTATCTTTCACACGTTTTTTCGGCTAATATCCATTTTGGTTCAATTGTATTTATTTTAACAAAGTCAAATATTGCCGTGCTTGGTATTACTTGTTCTAAATATGGTAGTAACAGCGATTTTATTATATTATAAATATCATCTTCGGTTGCACCTAAAACACTACCCTCTAACATCGCATTGTTCTCATCCTCCATTAATTCATTAACACCATCTTCCATTAGTAACGATATTGCAAAGTCGTTCAATATTTTACTCGTATCTATACCGATAACAAAGTTTTTAAGATTTAACGTTAGCTTATCTTCTCTTTTTTTGATTGTCCATGTATTTGTTGGTTGGTCATAATCTAAATCCCACGTTTCCCCGTATTTAAATGTATATGCAACACCGTTAAACGACCAATTTATTGAGTTTTTATAATCGTTACTAAAATGAAATATAAATTTTCTACTTCTAATTAAGCTCGTGGTTGTTTTTGGGGTTGTCTGATAAATTTTAAACAAGATGCTAGATGGGCTATCTGCTGTTAATGTATAACCCATAAAATATTCTTTATCAGCTTTAAATGGTTTGCCCTTAAATATTATTTTATCGTTGTTCACTGTTTTGCCACTAGATATTGTGAAACCAGTGGTATGACCAGTTATATCAATGGTTGGATAGTAATCTTGATTATCAATATCATTTTTAAATAGGTTTTTGAATTGGTCAACGTAGTTGAAACCACCATCGTACACTCCGCTACCTACGTGTGGGTTATTACCAGTTGTTATTTCATTTACATAGGTACCGCCAGTGTAATCGGTATGATAACCCCCAGTTTCTCTGTACCAACTTCCTTTTTGTTGAAAATAAAATGAGTTTGAATTGATCATCGGTCTTGGATAGCCATAAGTATTTCCAGATATCAAAAATACTTGACCATCATCGATACATTTACCACTAATACCATCGGTGTCTAAAATATAATAATTTTCACTTCCAGATGGTGATTTTACAAATGTGTCTAAATTTAAACCAGTATATAATATATTTCTAGTCTCATCGGTAGTTGTCTCTATTTCAACGTATCTAACATCCGAGTTTAAATCGGCTATTTTTTGTAAAGATGTATCAACTAAAAAATTATCTACTTTCTGAGTGTATTCCCTTATTTGATAATAGTTTTCATCAACACCCAGTAAATTCATAACCTTTCTAATGGCCTTTTTAGTCCCTTTACTCCTCCATATATAGGGTGAATTTATTATCATTCTTCTATTCACCTCACTATCAACCTCTTTTGTTGATAGCGAACCTAGTGCTCCTGGAAACATGCCAGCTACCGTACTACCACTTAAAGGAAATGTTTTAGTTATTGAGTTTACATCCCACCCTAACATATTTAATTTTCCACTCAGATATTGTTCTGGTAAATTATTTTCTTTATTATATGTTATGTTGTTAGAAAATGAAATCCCATCAATATACTTTTTTACTTGATCAAACTCTCTACCATATAGTCTAAGTACTTTCTGAATTTTAGTACCCCCAATTATGTATTCATCTAATAAATCACCATCCGTAACTCTCTCATAGGTGGTGTCCATGTTTTTGATTGAGTCGTGGGCTAACATCCTATATAGATTGTCCGAATATACTTCATCTATGTAATTAGATGCATCTACCAACTCTTGCACAAATAGAACGTAGTCCATTGATGAGATGTCTAGGTTATAAGTATCTGGCGTTTCCCATATAAACTGTCTATACTCAAATGTAGTACCAAATTCAGTTTCTTTTGGTATTTTTATCAACGACCTATATTTTGGCGATGTTTTTCTATTCAATAATACTCTTTGTAAATCATCTAAACTGTCAAAAAATTCATTTATTTTAAAGTTATTTGGTCTTATGTGTAGTGATGTTGACAGTGTAATTGGATTACTTAGATTGAAAGTCAGTGTTTGATTAATTTCGTTCGATGTAAGGCCAGTAACTGTCGCTAGTTGAATATCATTGGAAACTACAACAAAGTCGTTGTATGAGCTTGCAATTACCCTTAAATCATAACCTAGATTGGTTCTTGTATTGGCGTAACTATTTAAATCAATTCCGAATGTATTGGTTATATCACTAATTGGAATTGTTAATGTATTCCCTTGTTGAATAATGGTAATATCTTCGTTTTGCGCTAGCTCTCCGTTTTCCATTAATTCATTATCTCCGTTCTCCATTAGTAATTCATCGCTTATGATTGTATCATAGGATATGTATAACCCAGCTGGAAATCTATTTATTATGTCTTCAATACCACCTTTTATCAATGTATTACATGAACCAAAATAAGAAAATTTAGTTAAATCGTCGTATGTCTTTTCTAAATCAATATATGTTTTAGGTATTTCTAGTTGTTTTGATGTAATTGGTTGTGTTGTTGAGCTTTCTTGACTTTCACTGATTAAAATATCTTCTAACGTAAATATATCACTTGTTTCACTGCTGACTATTGTTTTTTTGTCGGTTGGTGTTGTATTAACTATAAAAGTAAACCCGCCTTCACTTCTAATAACTAAATTCCCATTTACATCGTTATATGGCTGTGAATAGCTCAGTAAGTCCGTCTCAAAAATTTTACTATTTTGAGCTACGACTGGATTGCTTTTTTGAACGTAATTACTTGTTGATTTTATATATTTTTTCGCCATTTTACTATGTAAATTTTATTTTTTAAACGCTCCCCACGATTGTATCATGATCCTGTGTGAAATCAATACTCGTTTGTGTTTCCTTAACGTCGTATATAGCCGTTCCAGTAGCATCTTCTTTTATTAGATAATATTGTTTTTGATCGTATATTTGATTGTTTTTATCGTATGTCGTGATGAGGCCTTTATCTAAGTTTCTTATTTGATTCCCATTGATAGTTGTGTATAGCGATTCAACATCGTTTTCAGTCATTTCGATTTCAATCATTGTTGGATTAAAGAAAGTGTTTGAAAGTATTATCCTTGAACCTGGATTACCAATAAATGGTACTGAGTTCGCTTTTATCGTACTAGCAGATGATGGTGTAACAGTCAAAAACATTAAATCTGAACTATCATTAAATCTATATCTAATTGATTTCTGACTTGAACTAGTTACATTTTGATTTACTGGCTCACATCTATTATTTGACGTTATAATTTTAAAGAAGTTATTTATTTTTACGCCAGATTGGTCATAATATTCCAATCTGTAACCAGTTAAACTATCATTTTCAAATGTTTGATTTGGAATTGCTGATAGTTTTAAAACGACACCCTTTACATCTGGATAGGCTGAAAGTACACCAATGTCTAATATAGTGGTTTCAATTTCTTTTGGTCTGATCATTATATTATAAATACCACTTCTATTGAAAGTGTCTAATGGTAATTTCAAATTATATATACCATCTAGGTTTGTAGCCGTTCCGTTATTTACTTGCTGTCCCCTTACTAAATATTTTGTAGCATCAACAGATGTAAAACCAGTAGAAACAGCACTTCTAGTCTCTTGATACGATAAAAATACATCCGCATCTGATGTTGGATTGAAATTTGCTTGTTTAACTATACCGTAAGAACCTGAAGCTATGTTATTTTTCTTTTTTTTTATATTATCTTGTAATAGCCATTTCCATAGCTTTCTAGGTCATCTAAACCACTTATTTCACCAAATTTAAGATGTTTTTCAAATGTGGTATTAGTAACCCTATCTATATTTACATCTATCATTCTTTTTACTGGTTCAACTAAACCTATTAAGTGTTCTAATTTTATACTTGACACTAGAACTGAATTTTCTTGTGTTAAACCACTTGTATGGTAATTTACTGATGATAAACCATTTGCCGTATCTTGATAGTGTATACCAGTTGTAGTTGATTTACCTAAATCGTAACCTATTATATATGAGTATAGGTTTTGTTTTGAGTTATTTGTGTTTTTACTCTCACCAGTTATTTTATTATATGTTCCATTGATATTTTTATGTTCGTCGGTAAATCCACTATTAGTTCTTGGGTTATATAAATCTCTATCACTATCTTTTTTTGTATGTCTTCTAAATGTATCTATCTGTGAATCACCAGTATAATTTACTGTGTACCCATTCCCAGCGTACCTATTGGTTATCAACCATTGTAATTGATTAAATGCATTACCAATACTTTCACTTACAATACATTTATAACTATAATCATTATAATAAACAGTTTCACCCATATAATAAGTCTTACCAGCGACCCAGTTTTCGCATACGTCGGTTTTCACACCTAAATCATCGATTGTCAGTGTTATTAAAATAGGTATAGCACTAATGATAGCATTTGAACTTGTTTGTCCAGTATAATAAACAATAGCACCACCATTAGTCCTCCCAGTTACTTCACCCCAGTGAGATGTCAAACCAGTGCAAATAGCATCTTCTGGGATTAAACCATTGACTAAATATGGATTTGTTCTACATTGAAAATCCCTTATACATATTTTCTTTTTAATTACTTCCACCTAGATTGCTTTTCCTTGATATAAATTTATTTCAATGTTTTTATTTGTTAAATTGTCAAACCAATAAATATATTTATCCGTTGTTTGGTTATAGTCAACATTTACCTTTGTGAACATATAATTGGGTACAGCTTTTAGCGTTGTACCATTAGCATTAGATGGTTTTGAATTAAAAAATAACAATGATTTCCCATTTATTGCATTATTATATTCACATTTCATATAAATAGATGTTATATTATTTTTTTGGACATCGTCTTTGAATAAATATAGATAATACCCCTCGAATGATTTCAATTCAGAACTTGTCTTTGGGTTTTTCACCAGAAATTCAGTTGTTAAACCACTATAATCAATACCATAGTTTATATAATTACCGTATATCTTATCTACATCTAAAAAAATAGTCGAATAAAATAATAGATTTTGAGTCTTTAGATCGTTGGAATCATAAAATGAAACCCTAATAAATGTTTTTTTTAATCTATTTCTTTTATTAATAATATCATCTTCTATAAAACCAACATCTAATAATCTACTGGTATCTACTGACCACCCCTGAGTTCCACCAGTATAAAAATGTAACTTAAAATTAATTGAATTTATATCTAGTATACCAGTTTCACCAGTTACTGGATGTAATTTAATTTTTTCATAATCAATTATTGTATTAACTATGTCTTCACCAGTTATATCAAAATTTTCTTCAATCCTTTCGTATTGTTTTGTATTTGGAGAGAAATCTGTACTTATAGGCATTGATATAGTCCCCCCAGTTAAATCTCCGAATCTTAATTTATATTTTAACATATTTCGTTGATTTTTTCTATTTTATTATTGTTTATGAATTCGGTACTTGAATTTCCGTAAGGGTCTGATGGGAATGTTCTTGATTTTAAACCATAATCACCATATGAGTCTTGCCTTCTTAAATAAAGATTTACTGGTAAATTTAAATATAATCTTCCATTTGTAAATTTCTTCTCCGTTTTATATTGTGATTCACTATCAAATATACCCTCTGGTAGTATTTCTCGCCATAATATTTTACCATTACCTAAATCATCTCCATAGCTTGGTATTAGTTCACTATAATATTTTTTAAATGTATAAGTGTTTTTATTTACATCGGCTAGTATACCGAAAAATTCAATGGTGTATGGTATTAATATACAGTCACTTAGTTTCTGATTTAGTCTTATATTTGTAGTCGTATGATCTATTATATTATTGTTTGAATCTAATTTTGAAATCCTTAACCTATCAAAATCTTGAAATTGGTTGATGTTGGTTATCTTTAGTATTAATTGTTTGATTTGGTTTTCTGTACTGTTGTTTAGTAACACCACCGTATCACTAAATGTGACACCAGAAATGAATAAATCACATGGTGTTATTTCAATTAATTCACCCTGTGTTATTATCTCCGAATAATTTTTTAATGGTATTTTGTAATGTGGTTTATAAAAATAACCCTCATTTCTCGGTAGTAAATCAATTGTTTTATTACCAAATTTATAATTCCCGTTGACATCGTTTGGATTTGGTAACCATGGTGTTGCGACTGTGTTTTGTTCGACTTTAAAATTATAAAAACATGTATTATTACCTATAGTTGGTATAACAATATAAATTACGTGATAGGTTTCAAATGAAAATGTAAAGGTAGCTGATATATTTAAATATGGATTAGCTATTGTTCCACCAGCAAAAGAAAAGCTTTGATTACCAACATCTATTGTAAAGGGTGTTGTTCCATATGATGTCACCGAAAAAGTATAAGTTTTTCCAACTTCAAAATTTACACCCCAATAATTCCAAGCATTTCCATTTGTAACTATTGAGGTTATTTGAACCATTTTTTGTCCAGCTATGACTGGAAAACTTACCGTACTATAATGATCCGTACCCCAATTTTCTCCGATAGTGATACTATTAATTATTAAATTAACATCAATATCATTATATATAAATTTATTGTTAGTTATCTCCCTCTGAACTGTATTAAACCTATGTTGAACCACGTCCAATACATTTTCTTTAACTAATGTTTTATTATATTCAACAATGTCACCAGCAAATAAATTATTTGAGTATCCTTCTAATAGTGAGTTGCTTCCATCTTCCATTAATAAAATATCACCATCTTCGGCAAGTATTGAACCTCCTTCGTTGGCTAGTGACCCACCACTTATTATCACATCATTTTCTATCGGTATTTCAGTTGTGTTATTACCGTTTATTAGGCGTATATTTGTATAACCAGTTACGTTCGGTAGTTCATCTATACCCGACTGTATTTTAGTAAAAACATTACTATGCTCAGTACTTGTAGCTGCAATCCCTTTTTTAATTGTAGTGAAGTATATCTCACTAACTGGTCTATTTAGGTTGTCAGTTAATAAATTTATATCAATATCGTCTATGTATTGTATTTGTTGTAATTTATCACCAAATATATTTCTAGCAAACCCAAGCTGATAACTATCATTTGAAAGTTCTACGGTATTTGACTCTGTTTTTGAAATTATGTTTTCATCATTTATCTCTTCGGTTTCAAATTTAAAATTAGGTAATTTCCTAAACATCCGAATATAATAGTTTGACTCAACACCATCAATTACTTTAATTATGCGTTTTTGTTTTATATTATTTATAAGCGTAGGTGTTAGTGTCTTCCCGTATTTATCAATATCAATTAAAATTGTATGTTCTTTATCTAGTCTATTTATATCACCAATATCAAAAACTAAATACGTATTAGTTTCACCACTTATACTTTTAAATTTAATAACATCTCCTTGATTTAAACCATGTTTATATGGTGTTGATATTTGTAGGTAGTTACCTATTTCTACGGTATATCCAGTTGAACCTCTAACTATTGGTAGACCGTTTATATTATTTGCGTCGGTTACTAATATATGATCCAATTTATTTTTATAAGGATATGTAATACAATAATCCCAATTGTTCTCCAGTGTATCGTTTACCACTCTTGGCTTAAAACTAAAATAATCTCTACTTGGAAATAAATCTATTTTTTCACACTGTTGTTTGTTTTTAAACATCCTATTATCATTGATGGTTCCCTTATTGACAAACCCAAACCAACCATTATCTTCTGTTAAATTATTGTCTATTGAATCGTTTATTGTCATTACATCTAATAGCGTAGTGCCAGTAAAGTTATTTAACGTATTACCAGTTTTAAATGTATTCACCCTTAAAAAATGATTATCAAATATATCATAACCAGGTAGATACGTATAGCCAGTATTTATTGTCTGTATTGCATTTAATCTATTATTGCCAATTATTTCAACTCCGTTTGAGTTAAATATCTGTGTTAGGGGATTTACTAAAACATTTGTAGTAATTGGATTTACCGTTACATTTAACCTATATTTAGTACATTTATTTCTTTCATCATCAAATACTTGGTAGGTATTTACCGTTTTTGAAATATTATCAATAGGAATTACCCTTGAAGTTTGTTCTAACTCCAAGGTCTGATAAAAGTCCTTATTGACGGCTTTCTGATTCCTGTTTTTTTCTAATGATAAATTTATTTCCATGTTGTTAATGAGGTTCACTGCTAACGAATAACACATCAACTACTGTAAATATACCAAAGTTTGGTATTACAGAACCCAGTATAGTTTCATTCACATGATTGGCATCAGTAGTTTCATAATTATACTTGGTTGTATAAGGATTATCACATGGGCCAGTTGGTACGGTTGTTGTTACTGCGTTTATTTCTGGTAATGACCAATCAGAAAGACCTTGTGAGAACGTTACCATTCCATCCATGGGCCTAAATTCGGTAAAGCCAGTAATAACTTGATTATTAGTACCATTATTGTCGTTGCAGTCAGATTCAGTTAAACTAAATGTATGGCCACTACTACCAATAGGTATGTAGTTATATACGGTTTGTCGACCCAAAATAGAATCGGAGCCAAGTCTATGTACCATAAATTGAACTCTTATAGTATTTGTTGGTATATATGGTAGGCCAGTTGATGTTCTGGTTAAACTTACTGTGTATGTTGAGCTAGTCTGCCCAGTATTTGAAAATGTTACTGTGATGTCTACTGGAACTCTAGCCCCATTCCAAAATGTACTACCAATTATAGGATTACTGTTACTGTCTTTAATATATGGATTAATACTAATAACTCTCGCTTTAAAGGCTGTTAGTCTATTATCCCATCCTGTAGTTCCAGTTGATGGTAATTGAGCTAGTTCTATATTTGTTAGTGGTGCCCACGTAGTTCCGTTGTATGTAAAACCAGATTGACCATCGTATACCGTAGTTGTATCTGGGTACCATTCTGGGTGTGTTGGTTCTTGTTTTAATACACTTAATTTTAGGCTTCTTCTCCAGCCAGTTTTTGTCCATGCCATAATTTTTGTTTTTTTTTATATTTTAATTATTTTTTTCTTCTTCCACATAACCAACAAATTCACTAGTATATTGGTATCCTGGAGTATAAGTTTCCTCTAATACACCAAGTAAAAATTCACTGTCATACCTGAAAGATGGTTTATATGTTGTGAATGTTTTAGTGTTACCATAGCCAACCCCAGCGTAATTTATAGCGTAAGCCCTAACGTAGTAAGTCGTATCTTCTGTTAAGTTAACTAATCCACTGATAAAATCTACGGTGCCAGTACCGTCGGTTGTTTTTGCATTCCCAGTAGTTGGTGTGATTCCAGTACTCCAACAAACTCCACGAGCGTATATTTGACCACCATTTCTTGCGTCGATTGCAATTCCACCACTAGTCGCCGTTATGTTAGCTATACTACTGACATCGGCCGTTCTTATTGTTGGAGCTAAAAAATTGGAGACCACTTCGTTTCCATAAGAAGTTCCAACTATATTCGTCACATAAGCCCTAACATAATAGGTTGTGGCTATGTTGGCGACTGTTATCGTTTCAGTAAATGAACTTTGATTCAATGTACCATTAGTTGTTTTAGTGTCAGCAGTGGTTGGCGTTCCAGTTGTATTCCAACATACCCCATATGCTGTGACGGGAACACCGCCGTTAGCTATTAATTCACCACCAGAACTCATTGTTGTTGATGATGATGGGATTAGAGCTTTTGTAGTTGCTGTTGGTAGTGTGGCTGCTAGGGTCTTAAAGGATACTACTTCTCCATACCCAACGCCTATTTCGTTTATGACATATGCACTGACGTAATATGTCGTATCTGGAATTAATCCAATCAAGTTGCTTGTGTAATCACCAACCCCACTACCATTGTTAGTTTTGGTATCGCCAGTTGTTGGGTCATCACTTAAAGCCCAGCAAACACCTCTGGAGGTTATTACCCCACCACCACCTGATTGTACGTACCCACCACTTGTTGCCGAATTTTGGCCTATATTAATAATTCCCTTGGTGTAAGATATTATTGGTTGTTGTTTAACGTAAAAATAATAGTCATCGTATTCTGGTAAAATGGTGAATAATCCATTAACACCAAATGTTATAACAGCCCGATCGGTTCCCTTTTTGATGGTGGTTTCCTTGTTACCCATGGTTATATTTATGTCACTCGCTACAGGGTGCTGCGCCGTGAATACAAAATCCTTACCTGCAATAGTTTTATTTATTGAATTTAAGATTCTATTGTCTTCAATAATCTTTATTTTTGTTACTCCGTAGCTATAGTTATTAAATGCTGAGTTTTGTGCGAATGCCCTAATTCTATATGGAATACCCACCTTTAAATTAAAAATTATATCGTTATATACCCCTATGTTTGAAGAGTATTCTGCGTTGATGATGTTATTATTATTAATTGTTGGCTCACCAGTATCTCCACTGATCCAACAAAAACCTCTTTTTGTTTTCAATTCGCTCGTATACGTTACTTCTCCATAGGCGTTTATTTTAGAAATAGATAGTTTGGTCATGGTGTTTGTTGTTACGACTGGAGGCGCATATATATTTATTATTTCCTCTGTTGTATTATTCGAGCATCCTATTTCTGATACCGCTACTTTATATTGACCATAGTCCTTTCCAGTAAAAAAATACCCATTGGTTGTGTTTGAATTGTATTGTATGTCCCAATTTTGATTTTTTTTATATAGTTTCAGGTTGTATGTAGTTACCTCTGAATTGTCATTAGTTATCCCTCTTACATCTATAGTTCCATCACTTGTACCATGACTACTTACATTCGTGCTTGAATAATCATATATAATGCCTTCGTTTTTGGGTACAAATATACTTTTAGTGACGGAATCCCCATTGCCATCAATTATCTTAATTGAATAATACTTAGATTCAAGACCAGTTAGATATATATCATCATTAGATGATATATTACCCATATACTCTTTATTATCTACGTATATAGTATATGGGTAAATTACTTTACCAACACTTACCTTTATTTCACCTGATTTCAGATATGACATTTATTTTCTTTGTTGTTTTAATTTGTTATTTTCTTTATTTATTAACTTTCAACTTCTTCCTCAACATATCCCATAAAGTTACCAGTGTATGTAAACAATGGGTCATACTGCTCCTCTAGTACGCCATTAACAAACATTCCTGTATGGGTTAATGATGGCGCATACTTTCTGAAGTGACTAGCGCTACTGTAGTAAATATCATCACTGGTTTTAACATATGCTCTAATATAGTACGTTACGCCACTTAAACCAGGTATGATGGTGGTATAGTCAGTATTCCCAATACCACTATTTACTTTATCCATGTTGTAGTCTGGTAGTGGCGTTGCATTTGGGTTTGGAGCATAACACACACCTTTTTCTACTATTGTGTTTCCATTTGCTTGGATTTTATTATTACTTATTGATATTGTATCTGCACTTGCATCTGTTATGATACCCATAGTTAGTGTCGGGGGACCTTGACACAAACCTTCATTATTCAACACTTCTAAAGTCAATTCAAATTTATCTTTAACTGGTTCTGAACATGGAACAAAATATTGGTTATTAAATACATCTATTGCAGTCAGACCTGGTTTTAACCCAAAATAAAAATAAAATGAATTTGAATATTTTGGAAATGAATACTTTATACTACCATTAAGATCGGCTGTGGTGTAATAGCTTTCATTGATATTAGCCCAATAATCCCCGAACCTAAATTTATAATAATCATTAGATGGCAAATCACTAGGTAAATTACCCCCCTGCTTACTGACATCTGTGGCCCTTAATTTACCATCAAAACCATCTGGAAAGTTATAAGTAAAATCATATTTTAATTGTTTATACTTATCTGGTTTTGTCTTTAATCCATTACCATTCAAGGTTGAAAACATACCTCTAGCATCCCCATCTGAAATTTCATCTAGTGAAATAAAACCATCGATATTTGTTACACCAGTTACCGTTCCGTATTCGATAACAGTTTTTTCATCGAAATCAACACCTAATTCACATAATCTAGTTGCATTTATACATGTTTTCATGGTTGTTGTACTACTCATACAATCAACGCCCACAAACAACCCATTTTCTTGATTTGCATATGAATTACCCCAATCAACACCTGACATTTCTTTTTTCGATGCCAAATCCGTTTCCAATACTGGAATTGGAACACCAACATTATCTAATATTTCTTCTGGTTCGAAGCTGTCTGGCGGTAGTTTAAATGTTGTTGATGGTAATGATCGATGCAGTTGTGGTATCCCATCTTGATCGCAATCAATTAAACTCCCCAATAAAATAATATTGGTTGCATTTAAATATTTAATTAAACTTGAATTTATTGAGCTATTTGGAAATTCAACCCCTCTATAATAATATATATCATCAAGTTCTTCCCTTTTGATTATACCATCACTTATTTTTTTAGGTGCAAACTGTATATAGCATTTTTGTTTTACTATTGATTTATTGTCCTCGCTTGTTCTGGTTGTGCAAGCTTCATTAACACCATCGTTATCTCCATCTCTATTTATAGATGGTGAACATGTTTGAAGTAAATACATATTTGGATACTTATTAATACCATATGAACCACAGTATTTAACCTTTTTTTCACCAGTCTTACCGTTTCTTTTGGTTTTTGTTAAATATCTTGGCGCGTATAAACTGCCATTTAACCAGTCGTTTGTAAAATCAAAATTAACAACTTGTTCTTCGTTGGATAATTGAGTTTCTATACAAGATTTAATTTCATCAATATGTTGTCCGCTGCTACACCATAATGTATTTGGGTATTCACCATCGTTTGCAGCTATAATGGAATCTTTACCAGCATATCTTTTTTTAAAAGGAACGAAATAGTCCTTATTTGAGAGTATTGAGCATTCATTACCCCCAATTTGACTACTTAAATGTATAAATCTAAATTCATTACTAAGCCTATCTCTAACTACTCCTCTAGTTGCTTCCTCAATTGCATCTATCACATCATTTACCATACCAACGATATCTATTAATAATTTAGTCAATAAACATATCAGCATAAACCTTAAATTTATATTAATCCAAATATTATTATATGGTACTGGATTATTACCTTCATGATAGTTCACTGATTTTATTCCATTGAAATGTCTATCTATAGCTATAAATCCTTTTTGAATTCTTGGTATGTAATTTTTAACTGAGTAGACCTTATTCCACATTAAATCTGTGAATGAATTTGGTTTGCAATTGTTATTGAATTGATAGTCTTCATCTATTTGTGATGTTGGATTATTTGGTATTAAATAAACACCCGTTTTGTCTTGGGTAAATTCATCACCATTATCATTTAGAGTAACTCTGAATCTGGTTTTAGTTCTTGTTGGTATACCCTTTCCTGGTTCTGTTGCTGGTACTAAATTTCCTCGTTCATCGGTGATTACATAATCTAGGTTCATTGGTATTTGATAACACCAAACACCATCTCCATTTATAAGCGTTCCACCATTTATATCGTATCTTTCTATTTTATCCTCTAGTGTATATCTTAACATCTCTATAGTGCCCTGAGATGTCATTAATTCACTCATCTTCCCCGACGTTTTTGATGGCCTACACGTCTTACTGATCGTGCTTTTGCTTGAGTCGGTAAATATACTACCCATAAAAACACAAGTTGGTTCGAATTTATATTGAATATCAATTGTTTTCTTTGTAATAGCAATTTCACCCTCACTTTCATCACCCCAAAATGGATAGACAAAAATACTAGTATCCTGAGTTAGTATCTGAGGTAAATTATCTAAATTATTATTTTTTTTGAATTTGTTTGGGCTATCAAACTTTTTTAGATTATAACCCTGATAAGTCATATCTCTTGGTGCTTGTGAGAGTACTCCAATGTCTGATAAATCAATATCTACGTGAATTTGTTGCTGTCCAGTTGGTACACCGAATAGCATATAATCACCTGACTCATTGGTCACTGTGGTTAATTCGTAATAAGTGTTAAATGTGTTTAATATGTGATTGTCATCTAGAACATCTCTTTTAGATGGCATAGTACCAACGTTTTGATGACATTTATTTATTTTTTGTGATGGTAGTAAATTATAGCGCACACCATCGACATTTTTATCTCTTGTAGTTTTATATGGGTATAAAATTCCTTGTTCATTTGTATTGTCTGGGGATGGATTTTCAATAAATACAGATATTTTAGCATTTGGAATACCGAAACCATCATTTGCTAGTACCCTACCCACAACCACACCGTAGTCAGCTGTATACAATTTATATACATCCTCCTGGTTTATTTTCAACGATAACACTTCCAAAAAATCAAAATCTTGATCTATTTTAATATTTAAACTAGTTTCCGTTTTGTTGTTTTGGTCGTATTTTATACGATATGATTTATTGTTTTCTTGCATTTATTTTTTCTCCCCCCAGCTTAATAATTTACTTAAATCTATTTTAATTTGTTTTTTTGAAATAGCCCTGAATAATAAAAATGGTAAAATTACTATAGCAACCATAAATGTTAAAATTGCATATATTAAATATTTTAAAGTTTTATATAATATCTTATTTAGTCTTTTATTTTTGTTTGCATAACCCTGTGATTTTGATTTATTTATGTCCTCTATCTTAGTTACTAGATTATCGGCGTTTTGTTTCGCTTTACAGTTACATGGTTTCTTTTCTAATCCCATAACTTATTTTGTTTTAATATTGATAACTATATCTTTTTTTACATTTTTAATTTCAAACATCGTTTCATCGTCTGAGTATAGTACACCATCACTAGCAGTTAAATCAACTTGAAACATGTTTGTTAAAGATAAACCACTGACTATTGGTTGAATAATTTGATTTGATGAATAACCATTTCCGTAAACGTTATAAACTCTAAAATCAACTAGGTTTTTAACGCCACTAATAGCACCAATGTCGGATTTCATTTTACTAACATAAATCTCATCACCCATTTTGTGATTGTTTATATCCATATAATCACCGATATACAATAATATTGATTTAGCCACATCTTGTCTAGTTTTATCATCTAATACCGTTATGTCAACCTCAAACCTTAAATTCACTATTCGACCAGGTTGTATTTCTACGTAGTCGTTTATCGATCGATATTCTCCTAGATAAGTAATTATGTTGTTGATGAGAGCTTCACTTAAGTTAGACGAAAGGCTACCATCTGGAGCTAACCCTAACATGGTAATCAAAACCTTGTTATTTCTTTCTGCCGTACCAACTTTAATTGGAGCACCAAAATCGGAGTTCATAGTCATTACCCTATTGTAATAATCTTTCACTGTAACACACCTATCTTGAGATGAGTTATTATATTTTATTAGGGTTCTTATTTCATCGTTTGTTAATTCATCTCTACCAGAAACTGCTGGGGTTGTATTTGTTACTGATAAAGAGTTTTTTACTTGTGATTTTATACTGTCACTTACACCGTTTATCGTTGGATTTACATAAGATATACTAGTCATCGTGTTCAAAGCTATATTTGACTCTGAGCCACCACCAGCAGTGTAGTAGATATAAATAGTTGAGCCAGCTGGAGGTAATTCACCTAAAAATTTATTATTTATAATCTTACTCATTTGATATTGATTGAAATCAGTAGCGTTAGAAATGGCATTTGCATTGGTTTCTAGTTCATTAACCCCAGCCCCAAAAATAACCTTCATATATCCTTTATCCGTATATTCAGTTATAAATTTTTTACTAACTGTTTCCCATTTAGCGATGCTTGGAATATAGCCATAAACGGTTGACCCACTAACACCACCAGTATAGGTATTACCATAATAAGTAGCCCCAGTTATAGCCGTACCAGCAGATATGTCTTGCATTACTTTATCTCTAAAACTATTACTTTGAGCTATGTCCTGTATAAATAATTTATCTTCTGTTAAATTGTTAACCTCATACCATCTAGTACTAGTCGTAGAACCAGTACCCATAAAATCTGAAATAGGTGGTGTAACTTGACTAGCGCCGTTTACTACCAAAATAGACTCGATATTAATTATATTTTGATCTGGTAATATTATTTCCATAAATGGTTGTACGTCAGACGAATTAATAGTTTGCTTATATATCTTACTAACACCATTGGTCATCAACGACATTTTAGACACGTTATACCCAGTTAGATCACCATTTAAAAAAACTGGTGTTATGGTTCTATCTGAAACTCCAGCTGAATTGAATTGTTGAGAAAAATCTAAATCCGTTTGTAATTCGAATTTCTGTCCTCCACCAGTAGCTTGTGTTCCTTTTGGTAATATAGGTGCATATGAGTCATCTTGTGTGTGTCTACCGCCTGTTGTGTATACGGGTAACCAACATGTCCATTTGGCTTCTAACATCGATGGTCGCTTTCCAGATACCCTTAAGCCATTGCTTCTAGCCATAGATAATAATGACTTTCTTTCTTGTGCATAATCCAATTGGGTTTCCTGAAACATCTTATCCGTGTGGTAACCTAAATCATCCGCAACAGCAGCATTTAAATCAATGAAAAAAGACCCAATAGCCGCATCTTGAAAGTCATTGATAATATCTGGATAATATTTTTCAATAAAACGTCTTAATTCCTCTTTGTAATCATCAAAGTTTCTTGCGTTGTAATTAATTGATTTAGTTGCCATATATGTCTTATAAACTGGTTGTTATTGTATCACTTGTAATAAAAGCACCCTCATCAATATCATAACTGATTTCGACGTTGGCTGTATAATTGTCTATATCACTGTCATTTACATTTAATTTGGTGATAGTAACATTTGGCATAAATTTCTTGATTGACTCCTGTAATTCTATTTTGATGTCTGTCAGTGTTTTATCGTCTTTCGGTTCAAAAATAAATCGTATTAAATTAGTCCCAAAATTAGGCATTCTCAATCTCTGTCCTTTTGGGGTAAAAATAAGGTGCATGATGTCCGATTTAATCTCTTTATATGGATCGTAATCTATATCCACAAAAAAATTAGTATCATCCATTGCTGTAAATGGAAACCTAACACCCAAATATTTTCTTTTTAAAGCCATTATAATTATACTTCTTCGTTATAAATATATTATAATATTTTTTTTGTCTTACTAAAAGGTAAATAAAAAAACCCAGTCATATTTCTACATCTGGGGTTATTGTTTTTTTTATTTCTTAATCATTTTCTCACTGATATATATCAAATCAATTGTTTTGACTAAAGTCATTAAGTCTAATCTATCTTTTCTACTATATAACTTATATAATTCAGGACTATCACATTTTTCTTTATTTTTACACTTATCAGATATAAAGTTTTGTAATTCTAATTTTGAAACTACAACGAAATAATCATCTGTTTCAAAAGCAAAATAATCAGTGTCTCCATACAACCAACCTAATTTGCCTTGTACGTTACGTAACTCAACGTAGTGGATATTTTCATTTTCTTTCTCGTCATTTCTCCTAATCTTCTTTAGTGCTTTGACATCGAACTTAGTTTCAATTTTTAAATCCCAATGTTGGTTTATATCTTCTGATTGTGTTGCTGGTACTATTTTACCTAACTCTGAAATTAATTCACCAAATTTTGTTTCCTGTGCTTGAAATTTTTTGTAATTATCGTAGTGGTTCATTTCGTACATTCGTAAATTGTAATTAATTCATTTCCTTTTAATTTGTTGATAAAACTATCATAATAGTTTATAATCCACTCAGCATAATCTTCACCTTCCATATCGTACCACTCGCCATTGAATACAACCGCATTAGTAAAGAAACTTGAATTGTATTTAACATAATCACCCTTCGTTTTAAAATTATCAAATAGATGCATGTGAGGTTTCATATTGTTAAATATATTGATATCAGTAGCGGTTTCCTGTTTAACCTTATCTACACATATCTCCCACGCTCTAGTATAAGTTTTAACTATTTCGCTATTTAAATGTAGCTTAGACCAATTTATATTATTTTTATTATCTGAAAAGCTAGTTTTACCATTTAAATCAACTAACATCTCTGAATAGCTCTTACCACCCTTTTCACAGGTTAACCACCTACCATTTGGATTTTCATTAGTAATAATATTTTTATTTATATCGAATGAGTGTAATTCACCCAATGACATATAATATTGTTCGTCGCTCATCTCCTTAAGCTCTTTCATCTTGTCAATGGCGACGTTCCTTATCTTTTCATCATCTATGTTCTTAATAAAAGCCTTATAAGCATCTATCTTGGTCTTTCTGAAATGATGTTTATCTTTGTAATGGTATAAGATGTATGGCTCTGGTAACTCCAACATATCATCGAATTTGCCCATAATATCATCTGGATTTTCACCTACTACCAATACACAAAATTTTTCTATTTGGCTATTTGTCATCTGTTATTTTATTAAATCATCAAAATTATCGTTAACTATATCAATAAATTCAGGATCGATATCTACTGAGGATATACTACATAAAGCGTTTTCAATTTCTTTTTCTTTCATTTGCCGTTCTACTAATAGTTTAGCTTTAATTTCTCGCTCTTCAATTATTCTCTTTTTTTCCGTATTTAATAAGCCTAAATCGTAGTTTTCTAGTCTAGTAGTTTTATACCTTGGAACACCCTTATCTTTTACGGCAATGTATTTATATAGTGCTTTTCCTTGACTGCTTGAGTTTTTCCATAAAACATAATCATTTATGTGAATTTTTTCATAAAAATATGAACGCCCATCATCGAAAACTACTGTTAGATCTTTTAAATCATCTAGTTTATCATCACAAATCGAATAAAACACATTGCTGGAGTCATACCAACACCTATCTTTCCTTGTTTCTTCGTTATACTCGCTTAATATAATACTCATTTTGTCGTATATATAAAATTAATTTTTGCTTTTACTGTTTTAACTATTTTATCTTCTGGCTTCTCAATATAACCTAAACCAATTTCGTATTTAATTTTTTCTTCATCGTAGTTATATGCTTTACACATTTTCTTAAACCATTCATTTGTTGGTAGGTAACCTAATTTTAAGGCTAATTCATAACCTCTTGGGTCGATTGTGGTGATTTTTACACCATCGGCTGTACACCCTAAATCTTTATTATATCGAGGATCTTCAAACCAAAATATTTCAATTCTACCAACCATTTTATCATCGCTATCAAGAAAATCTGAATCTTTAAAAACATCATAGTCGTTAGTGTTTGTCGACGAAAAAATGACTTTTGCGTTTTTCGATAAAAATCTATCTAAAGTATCTTGATTGAAATAATTAATATCAACCCACGCTGAGTTGTCAATAATTAAATGCGTCACTTTATCTAAATCAAACCCTCTAAAAGCATTTTCACTTTTTGAATTAAAATAATTAATTTTTGAACCTAAATTTGTTTCTAATTGGTTAATAGTGTTTTTAATAAAATCAAAATCTTTACCTTTTATCTCAACTGGAATTTGATTAATAAACTCTTTTACCTTTGACATAAACATGGTTCTAAGTTCTGAATTTGCATTGAATGAAATGATGTTTGTTTTAGGGTTTAAAACCATCTCAGCCGCCACGTAAGCGCATTCTAGTGACGTAACCCCAGCTTATCTATATTGTTTGATTTTTGTATTATTATAACCAACAATTTTCCATAAGATATCTTTCTGATGGTCAAATAAGGTAAATGGAATAACTTTGTTTTCGGTCGGACTATAAATAGATAGATATTTTTCAATCATATAAATTCTAGTTTCATCCTCTAAACATTTTTTGTTTCTCCAGTTTCCAATTAATTATGTCTTCAAATGTAAATAACACACCACTTTCCATATCGGTTTTAATCAATTTTTTACCTTCTGGAACATTAATTTCAACTAATTGGGTTGATTGTTTTGTTAGCTCTGTATCTTCAAAGGAGTCGTATGTAAATCTAACACTGAATGTATCAGATATTTCTCCGTTGTAATTTACACTTATAGGTTGACAACTATGATAAATTCCACTACCGCATTTACTATATTGTTTTACATCTTTAGTAGATCCAAATTTATTATCCAACGTTTTATAAAGCCACTCTATAAAATAAGATGAATCTTTATTATCTATTTCAATAGTAAATTTTCCACCAAATTTATGTTTTGATGCACCTGAAGCTACATTAAACTCTTTACCGTTTATATTTATTATGTTTTTCATTTTTATTATTTTATTTATCTCAAATGTACGAAAAATAATTGAGAAAACCAAATGAAATTTAAAAAAGTTTTTGGTTGAAAGAGCTAAATTAATAGACTTCCAACCAAAAACTTGAGTTATTATGCTCTTACTATTTCACAAGCACCACCAGAACATGCTTGTGCCGCGTAGTCAGATACATCTTTAAAAGTTGGTTTATTTAATATTTTATTAAAATCAACTTCTCTCATTTGTCTATTTATCACTTCCCATTTATGTAGTAGGTGAACATCCTTTAAACAATATACTGTTTTCTTCAAATCACCTTTGAAATAATTTTTAGAGAATTTTTTAGCACAATCAATCCAATATTTCTTCAATAGAACTTCTTCTCTTGTTCCAGTTACTGGTATTGACTTATCCAACACGCTATCACATGCCAACCATAAGTTGTTTTTAAAGTGATGTAAGCCATCTACAATTAAACCCGATACAAATAACGATGCTTTACCATAAGTCTCTATAATCTCTTCCATTGAATTTACAGTGGTAAATGGAGCTTGGTTGTATACCCTATCCGCCGTATTCGAAATAAAAGATACTGCTGTAAAATCTTCTTTGTTATCCCATATATAATTAATAACTGTTTCTACATCATCTATGATGACGGTGCATGACACGTTGTGAGTTATGTTTTTATAACCAGATAACTCTCTATTGGTTCCTTGACTTACCCAGTTTTTTTGTACTAGTTTTATTTTCTCTAAGTGAGCTAGCCCAGTCATATCCTTTTTATAAAAACCATCCTTTGAATTTTCTATGGGTATAAAAACAACATAATCCGTTTTATTTTCAGACCATACTGAATCTTCCAGTAAGAAATTCATATTTTCATTTAACCACTTTGCAGTTTCAGCTTCTTTATTTAATTGCATTATCCTGAAATATTGCTGTGAATGTTCTGGGTGAATTCCAGATGATGTACCCAAAATTACGGATGAATTTCCACTGGGCTTCACGCAACAGACTCTGGCTGAGATGTTTATGTTTATTAATTTAGCTACCTCTTCATTCGTTTTTTTAATTATTTCAACACCTTTTTGTAGTAGTTCTGGATTAAATAATTTTGGGTTATTCATCCAACCAGTTATAGATACACCTAGTAGTGCCTCCTTTTTAAATATGTTTTCACTAACTTCACCTAGATATGGAAATGTTGTCCACCCAGCTTGTAAAGTACCAAGTACAGATGCATCATAACACGCCCTAAAAAATTTTTCCTTTGTTGTACACGCTTCTGCTGATATCTCTGTTAAATTACATTGTTTTGTTAATATATTATTGAATACACCTTGATGTTTTTCACTTTCTTCAAAGCAATATGAATCATGAAGTCCATCTAATTCAATAATTTTTTCAATATTTTGTAGCTGTCCCTTACATTTTACAACTGTTTTAGTAAATTTTGTTTTTGTACACCATAGTTCCCCACAATCACTTACTTGGATATACCAAACATCTCTTTTTCTTATACCTAGATTTGTTATAGTACCTTTTTTTGACATTAAATTTACCGTTGAATTAACACCTATCTTTGTTAATAATAATTGCAAATCTTCAATTTTGTCTTTTTCACCATATATTCTAAATTTATTGTTATATGTTATAGTACCATCAGTATCAATCCAACCAGCAATAAAATCTATGATTGACTTTCTAGACCACGAAAATAATTCACTTGGTAAACCATCATCGTATTTTAACTTTAATGAAAATTCTTTATCTAATTTATCAAATACAACATTATAATATTTACCTTCTATTCCATTATATGTTTCAGTAAGTAATTTACTTTTTCTACCTTCCACAAACGGATAGTCATTTTTAAAGTTAGTTTCATAAACTGATGCAAATGGAGTTCTAATTGTCCCATCCTTAAATTTTTTACATGTTCCATCACCTAAGATAAATCCATAATCATAAGCATATATCTCGTCTTTACCGTAATCAAAATCACTAATATTTACTCTTGGTACTTGTAAGTTATATTTTGTTTCACTCAATAGCTTTATTAGGTCGACTGTTTCGATTTCCTTATATACTTTCTCAAATCTATTTTTAACTAAAAATTTATGATTTTCAGTACAGTCCAAATGTGAACCGTCATTCAAAAATACTCTGTATAATTTTCTATTCGAACCTGTTTTTATTGGTTTAACTAGTGACCACTTTTCACCATTCCAAATTTCTATTTCTCTATTATTTTCAGCTACATCGCCAATTGTTTCAATACCACTTCTAGTTATTAATTTTGTATCGTAAGCCACACAGCCCTGTATACCAAGTAGTTGCGAATTTTCTTTTACAAAGTCATATATTTCACCATACTTAATATTCTCTAAATCCATTTTATCATTCCACAAAATCGGTAATTGAGCAATTTCAAAGCAATTGTGAACCACTAATCCATTAACTACGCCGTGATGAGTTAAATCATCTAATTCAAAATCATATACAACTTCTTTTGTTTTTCTATGCTCAATGCCAATAACAATTGGAAACTCATCATTTTGGTTGTCGTGGATTTCACTAAATTTTTTGTCTTCATTTTTAAAAAACAATAGAGCTTTATCTTTTGTGTCTTTAGCTTCTATCTCTGTACCATCCGATGTTAATAATATATGATCTGGTGTACACGTAATAATTTTTCCAGTTGATAATTTAATATCGATAACATTTTTAATTCCTGTTTTCTTTACATATCCAGTTACTTCTTGCCCAACACCATTAATCATTACATAATGTTCATTTTCAATTAATTCATCAAATCTTTTATAACCGTTATTTGTTAAGATTTCCATATCACCAGTAAAACAAGGATTGAACATATCAAAATATGAATTAGCAAAAACAAACCCAATATCTGAAATACCATCATTCATTTTAACAATAGATTCAAATTTTTCTTTCGTTACTTTATTTCTAATTAGTAATATTGAATTATTTGATCTTGCTCTCTGTGGGTTATTTTCAAACCAATTTCCCATCTTGGCATTTATCATTTCATCATCGTTTTCATCAATTATCATGTTCATGGCTGAGCGTCTAACACCACCACTGAGAACTGCATTTGATGCAAAGCACAAAATATCAAAGGCTAAAATTGGTCTAACCTCGCTACCTTCTTTTGCTAGCCAATTTTCTATTAGACTCTCAATTTGTTCTAATGATTTTTGTAGTCCTTCTGGTCCAGGCGCTTTAAAACCACCAGAAATAAAAGCACCTTTTTTTCTAATTTTAGAAAAATCAAACTTTATTTCATAACCAAAGTATTCTGGAAATGGTTGGTTTTCGGTAAAATAAGATGACATTAAAACACCTAACGAATCTGACCAGCCTTCAATTGAATCTGGTATAATAAATGTTTTTGTACCATTTTTTCTCTTTTCAATATTTGATATATTTTTAACGAATGGTATTTGTAATCCACCACCAAATCCACAGCCGCTTAGTAATAAATAAAATACCTCCTGAAAAGCTCTGTTGTAAGCAACGTATCCAGTAGTGCAATTGTAAAGCCTTGAACTATGGGCTTTTAGCTGTTCACCTCTATATTGTAAACTCCTTTGCGATGCCAGTACCATTTTCTCTTTCATACTTTGCAGAGCCGAGTTTGTATATGGTTTTATCTTATCACCATATTTTTCTACATGACTAGATATAATTGACTCACATGCTTCTTCCCATGTTTCATATCTACCTAAATCTTCGTTCCATTTTAAATAATCTGAATGTAACTTCAAATCAGATAAAAACTTTTTACCTTTTTGCATATATTATTATTTTTTTTTATTTTATTTGTTATTATTTTCTCTTTCTCTTCTTTCTTTTACTCTAACCAGTAGGTCTTTGGTCATATCATTTGTTTTAGTGTCTTCTGAGTTGGTGTATTCACTCCAATTTTCATACATTGTTATTTTACTAGTATCTATAACACATGTACCATTATTGAACTCAGCACCTTTCATTACTGACCCAGATTTTCCAGACCTATTTTTTAAAATCGCTATTGTTGCTATATTGTTTTCAATATCTTCCATTGATCTTGCAATTGATATAACGATGTGTGCAATTTGAATTTTTGTCATTGAACCACCAGCTTTATCCATTGTAACGACCTCTGCGTTTAGTGAGTCTTTAGTTCCTTGTGTTGGAACCCATAATGCTATGTTAAAGTCAGATGCTAATGATTCTAGTTGTCTCATTGTATGTCCTTCTCCCTGCCATTGATCCTTATAATTTTTACTTGGTATTAGACATTCAAAATAATCTAAAATAACTAATTCTGGATTAAATCCACTATTTATTAGTCTTTTTAAATAATTTCTAACTTGTATTGGACTTATTTCGCCTGTATTGAATTTTTTAATTATTAAGTTTTTATCAAACGTATCAATAAATGATGCATCGTTTTTCATAATTTCACGAACCATTTCAATGTTTTCTGGTTTTGATAAATCCCTAGATTCAATACCAGTAATTTTTCCAATATGTTTTCTTTGAATTTGTTTTTCTTTATCTTCAAAGACAATTTGAACAACTTTAAATCCTTTAGATGCAGCGTAATTTGCGTAACTAGTTGTTAATGAGGTCTTTCCGAAGCTCGATGGTCCGATTATAACCCCCAATTCACCTTTTCCCAAACCACCTTCCAATGCACTATCAATACCACCAACCCCAGTTGGAATTACACTTCTATAGTCTTCAGAAAGAACTTCACCTAAATTATCTCTAAGGTGTGTACCAATTTCGTCTCTATTCCCGTCTGATAGAGCTTTTCTAATCATTTCTTCTAGTTCATCGTATCTATCTATATCACCTAATTTTAATAAAGCACCCATTTCGTTATGGACTTTAACTAAGTTTTGTTGTTTAAAAAATTTATGAGCTTTTGATTTAATTGAGTCAGCACCTTCGCAGGTTGTATTTCTTATTTTCTCAATATTATCTCTTATAAATTCAGCATCTATTTCCGTATTGGCTTTAGCTAATAATTCGATCTCCATACCCTCATAGGACGGTACGTGGTCATATGTCTTGAAATAGCCTTGTAACGAGGCGAAAAATTTCCTTATGTGAACATCGGTAAACATATTTTGATCAACTAAATCACAAACATCCCTAAAAAACTTTTTATCATCCATAAAATGGTGAATCAATCTATATTGAAACTCTGGACCTAAAAATCCTAAATCTTTTCTCTCTGACATATTCTATATCTATATAACTATTTTTTTTAAAATTTATCTCCTTAATATTTTTTAGACAAATTTGCCGAACTACTTTTTACGGTAACTCGGCATCTTGTCATTGTTTTGTTATTCAATTATTTACCTGATTTCAACTTTTCTCTGATTTCAGATTGGGTTAAAACTCTATCTACTTCTGCTTTTACTTTTGGTTTCATCAATAAATCATAAGTAACATCACCAAATTTTATTTCATTGGTATAGACATCGTAAATAGCACTATCTGAACGCCCATCCATTTGTATTGATGTTGGTTGCAATCTACTTTTTACTGGTATATATTCACCTTTTCTTACTGCCATCGTTTCGTAACCTAATTCGGGTAAATAATTTTTATAAATTACTTTCCTGTTATTTTGTTTTGGAAACGATGCACATACACTACAAATCAAATTTCTAATTGAAATGGTTAAGTCTGACTTATCAACTGATGCCTTCTGAGCTACTTGACGTTGAAAATCAAGAGCTTGGATGTTAATTGATTCGTATTTAAATTTTTTGTTTGTTAGGTCGATACTATTTCTAACCTGATATGGATATTCATCACCAGACCATGATTTTGAAATAATAGGGGTTTCACCATCAAAAAATGTAAATTTTAGACTAACTGTTTGATTTTCTGGAATTGGAATATTGAATTCACCCTCCTTGTAGTTCTCATCGTAGTTATACCATGTATGGACTCTAGATTTTGATTTTAAGTCCATGTCAATCATCGTAACTACGTCATCTATACACTCTTTTAGTTCAATTGATCTCAATGACTCTTCATCGAAATTGTGGATACTAAAATCTCTCTTGCAAATTGTCATATCCTCATTAGTACCATCGTTGATGTTTAACGTATATGAAAATCTATAATCTGTTTTATTAAACTCTTTTTTCTCTTCCATGGTATTAATCTTCGTTTTCTGTTTTAAATTCTAATTCTGATTCATTATCAATTTTCTTACCTGTTAACTCACTTAATTTATTTAGTAAAAATTTTGAATATTGTTTTTTATACGAATCAATTTTTTCTGGGTTCCAAAGTCCGTGTGACAAAGAAGAAATCTTACCTTCATATTCCATGCCGTTTATATGGTTTTTAAGAACCTTTATTTTTGTTGTAATACCATATCTATATGTTTTACCGTTAGATACAGCACTCAATTTTTCAACAGAAGAAGTTGTTATACCACCTAAATGAATTCTAAGTCTACTAAACCATTTTGTACCATCACCACCACTAGTTTTTAATTGAGGAGCACCCATTTGCATGTTATCAACCCATACTTTATTTATAAAAAACATAGTATTTGTATATGGACTACTCTCTTTTCTTGATAGTGGTATTCTATTATTACCAATGACGTTAAAGGCATTTTTTATAGCAAAAGCATCAAACATAGGGTTGCCAACTGGGGACATTACAGATCTAAAGGATGGTATAGAACCAACTGAATCCCAAATAAAGCACATTTCATAGTCTAATTCATCATGACCACTTCCTTGCATATTTAGTAGCTCATTAATTGAATAAGCAATATCCTCAATAACGGCAACTGTTCTTTTAGGCGATGCTACTGCTTTACTATCTTTATAGTCCATTTTTCCGTATTTTTCAAACAGAATAGCTGCATCGTAATATAAGAAAAAACCACTATGATCAATCACTTTCCTCTCAATTTCACCAGTATCTTCATTTAATACATCGTCATATACATCTTCAAATTCAACCCCGCACATTCTAGCGTGTTCCCACGGAAAATTACCCTCTGTTTCATAAATAACTGGTAAAATACCAACTCGTTGACACTGTGCAATTATCTCTAACTTAAAAGTAGATTTACCAGTATCACTATGTCCCATGATATCACTAACATAACCTTTTGGAATGCCTGGTAATTTAACCGCATCGTAAAAACCTTCTGGTAGTACTATCCACTCTAAATCTTTGTCTTTTACACCATTTAAATTGTTTTTTGTTTTAAATGCATTTAAGACATCTTTTTTATCAGCATATTCTGTTGATGCCGACAAATCTTTCTTTTGCCATAATTTAATTGTTTTTTCAATGTTTTACTCGAAACTATTTTATTGTTTTTTTTTATTTATTTGTTGAACCAAAACCACCAGTTCCACGTTCTGTGCTACTTAGCTCGTCTACTTCAACTAATTCAATGCTTGGATATGGAACTATAATTATCTGGAAAATTCGTTCCCCAACATTATAAGTCTTCGAAATGGAACCATTTGTCTTATTAAATGTAGCCTGAATAGTCCCGCGATACGAACTGTCAATTACACCAACGGAATTACTAAGCTCTAAATCATAATTTCTTATTGATGACCTAGGAAATGCCAAACCCACATAACCAACTGGAATTTCCAATGCAATATCAGTATCGTATGTTATTTGGTAATCGCTTTCATTTAAAACTCTAGTTGCTGTGAAATCTAAACCAGCATCACCTTCTTTCGAATATGCTGGTGTAACAATGTCCTTTGAATTTTTTTTAATTTTTACTTGCATTATAACTTTTTAATTGTTTAACTTAAAACTAAGAAAATGGCGGTTACGTTGAAATGTTTTTAATCTTTCAAGAGGCTTCACCGACTATCTTTTAATTATTTAGAAAGGTAAACCTTCGGCTTCAACCTCTGGTGTTTGACTATCCACTACTTCATCGTCATCTTCCTCTGATTCTACCGCTTCTTCCTCTTTCTTATCCAACTCCTTTTTATCAATCCATTTGTTGGTTGGTTTATCGAACCATGGCTCACCACCGATTTGTACGATTTCAAGGTATTCAAATGGTTTAATTACAAATACATCGGTCCATTTCTTTGAATCACTAATCCAAGCATCGATTTGTTTTTCATCTTTTGAAATTGGTGTTGATTTGATAGCTGCTGAGATGTTGGAAATTTTAGATTTTCCTTTATCATCTTTTTTAATTGTAACAATCAAATCGTGACCCTCTAATTTGTTAAAGATATTAATACCTTCATCTTTAAAGTTTTTCTTCACATCCATGATATTATCCAATGCAACTTCACTGAATTTCCAAAATTTAGGTCCGAAATCTTCATCTGAGCGTTCAATGACTCTAGCCACAAATCCTTTACTTGAATTATTTGCAAATGCTATTTCTTTGTATTTCTCAGCTAAGATGTCATTTCCTTTGGCTTTAGCTTCTTTTTGAGCCGCAAAAGCTTCACTTCTAGCATCACAAAATGGACAGTCTTTATTTGTTCCTTCTGGTGTGTTTTTTGTGTTTTTTGGACATACAAACGATTTGTTAGCTTTTTTCACGTAGTGTGAATGTACCTCCTCGTAGATAATCTGAGAGTCTGGTAAAAGTGGTAGAATTCGAATAACGATTTTCTTTTCTTTCTCATTATTACCTAATTTTGTATCTAGGTAATTTTTCTTGTCATAAATAACTGATTTTTTCTCAGTTTTAATTTTTGCTGCTTTAATAGCATTGTACTGCTCCTCAATGGGATCTAGAATTTCTTCGCTCATTTTTTAAGTTTTTTTATTTGTTTTTTTAAATTTTTTTTGGTTTTATGGATGTACCAAATCATCATAGTATTTTTGTTTTGAAAGACTAAATTGAGGCTATGTACCACTGTCTTTCAAATTCATCTCAAATGTACGAAAAATATTTCTAAAAACCAAAAAGTCTTCAAAAATATTTTTCATTAAGTTTTAAAATTAATAACCCATCACGGATTTCATAGATTGATTTACTTCATTATCATCCAAACCAAATGTTTTATAAATATCTCTTTGATTGTTACTTAAATCGGATGTTTTCAATTCATATTCCTTTTCTGGTGAACTATCACTCAATTCATATGTTCCTTCAGCTTCTTTTTGTTTCCAATAGTCTTCTGGCGTCTGCGTAAATGGAGCACCTAAAGTTTGATGTTTTTGTAAGATTTCTTTTGGTGTTGGATTTCTTTTTTCTATTTCAGCTTTAATGTTTTGCATTTCAGTCTCAGTAGACGAAAGGATGTTATCAACTTTATTAGTTAACGTAGAAAGTATGCCCAACATTTCACCAGTTTGACTTGCTAGTGCGTTTACCGTATTGGTTACTTTTTCTTGGTCATCAACTAAATCAGTCATATCAATTTCAATTTCACCACCCTCTTCTGGTGCTGGTTGAATTGGAGCTTCTGGCATTGGTGGAGATTGTACTGGTGCTGTCTCAGGAGTCGCTGGTTGTTGTATATCCATTGGATTAACCTGTGGTTCAGCTTGTGGTTGTTCCGCTGGTAATTGAGCTGTAGCATCGTCTACTGGTGGTTGTACATCCAAGTTTGGATCTTCATCATCTTCATCCAATAACATATCACCTTTTTTGGTTATAAAGGAATACTCTTTCAGCATATTGAATTTTTTCTGAACATCAACAATTTCTTGCTCCGTTAACTGTTTATATTTTCTCATTTAATTTGTATGTTTTAATCTCTAAGTAATTGACGATTGTCTTCTGCTAAAATTGTTTTCTCTCCAATGCGTTCAATTAGACCATCTACTTTTTTAAGTTTCTTTACTGGTATAGTTTGTTCTCCGATTGGAAATTCATTTTCTAATTCAATTTCTTGATTTTGTCTATTCACAAATGAATCTAATCTATCGTGAATGTTTTTGGTAACTTGCTTTGCTTGCATAATAACTTTTTTAATTATTTGTTTTTATTATAAATATATCTATTATTATTTTTTTTCTATTTCTAGTGTAATTTTTTTGATTTTCTTGATTGAAAGTTTATTTTTGTTAGATAAAATTAGTTTATTACAATAATCATCCCATTTAATTTCATGGTTTGTATAGTTTATATTACCTATATCACAACCATTTAGTTCTTCAATCAATCTATTTAAACCGTTTATAGAGAAAACACACCCACATTTAGTATTTACAATAGTAGCATTATTGAAATGAAACTTTAAATCTATCCTTTTATCATTTTTTAATTTGAAAGTAAGTAAGTAATCTAAATCATTATTTTCTATCTCGTATATAAAAACGTTTTCTTTCTTTACTCCAAATTTCTCATTTACATATTTAATAAGCCATTCAACATTTAATTTAGGTACGAATGTAGCTATTAATATACTTTTTTTACTGATTTCCATTATATTTTTTAATTTTATTATATTTTTAATATGTTCTTTCTCTTATTGGTTCCTCTTCTTTTGTATACATCCCATATAACTTTGTTAGTTTTTTAAGTTGTCTATCAGTATTTTTATTTATTTCTAACTGTTTACCTTTAAAATAACTCATTACGTCTGCGTTATCCATCTTTTCCAATTCTTTGTTATAAAAGTCTAAATTTTCGTCTACTAATTTCTTTATACCACCTACTATGTTTGATAGATGCTTTTTTAAATATTCTAATTTAGCGTTTCTAATTCCTATATACAGTAATTTAAATATTTCAATTATTTTATCATCATCGTTCATTTCTTCAACACCTTCTAAGTTACTTAAATTTGAATTTACTTCACTCATATAATTATTCTTTAAGCCAATAATTATATTATCAATAGTTATATATTTGTATTTCACAAGGGTTTTATATATATCTGAGTCTAATAAAAATGTTTTAAACTCGTTTTGAGGTATTCTACCATTCATCATAACTGAAAATAATTGACTATTTCTTGTTAAACCCTCAAAATCATTCGTGTAATATAAACCAATTGTTAAATCATTGATAGGTTGAATTGATTTACCTATATTTTTATGATAACCAAAATAATTAGCTTTTTTCATTATTGGGTTTAATGGACTTTTAATTCCATCAAATTGATGTTTTAACTCATGTGTCGTTATTTCATTAAAATAACTCCAATTATTTTTTATTAATTTTATTATATTTGCATTTGTAATGGTGAAATTTGTATTTGTTTCAAATGTATAAACGATCATATTATTCTTTGCTGAATATTCTACTTCTCGTATTTTGAAACCGCGTTCTCTTTTGGTTAGAACATCACTAGCTGCTCCACTAAAACTAACACCCCTACCAGTATATTCAGTACTTCTTTGAACTTCTATTATTATTTTGCATGGAATTAAATTCAAAATTTGAAATGTTGAAATCACCTTTTATAGTGAAAAATTCTTCGTGTTCTGCTTTATCATTTATTTTGGTTACTAGGTGTTCGACTATTTTAGTTAGTATTTTATCTGAGGTTTCAGTTATACCGCTAGGGACACCAAAACTTCCAAAAATAACCATCTCAATTATTTTTCTTAAATTATCTTCATTTAGTCTTATTATATTCTTTTCTAACATTTAGATTATTTTTTTTCTTCTATTATTTTAATTAAATAAGGTACTATTTTATTGTTTTGTGTGTTGTATTTTTTAAATTCCTTTGGTATTATTTCATCGTTGAAATATATTTTATTACCTTTTGAATATAATATTCTATATATTTTTTTTCTATCTATTTTTATAAAATCTATTGCGTTTAAATCAAATCCATATACAATACCATCACAATAGGCGTAAACAAAGGAGTTGAAACGAATATAAATATGAAATATTTGTTTAGAAATTAGCTTTTGTATTAAAATCTTTACCTCCGATTGTTTTGCTGTAAGGATGTTTACATATTTATACTCTGTTTTTTTGTCTACGGTTTTAAAGAATCTAGTTATAAATGACTCATAATCAGCTTCATAGTCAACTCTACGTTCTTTTTTTGTAAATGTCCAATATATATTTTCATCTATTTTTCTTTCTAGTATTGAAAGCTTGGTATCTGGAAATAGACGTTTCGCGAAATCCCATCCTATGATTAAGGTTGGGATTTCACTTATAGTATCTTCTAATTTGTCTGTTTTGAATAAGAGATCTGATTTTTTAACATCAATCTCCGAAACTATATTACCTAAGTACATTATTTGAAACTGTTTTTGTTATTTTTCTCAAATGTACGAAAAACTTTTCAATAAACCAAATAAAGTTTCAAAAAAATATTATTATTTACCAATACAAATCGTCACCTACTGTTGAAAATCTATTATAAAAATCAGCAGCAGCTCCATTTCTAACCTCTTCCATACAATTTGAACACCCTTCAAATATGTTCATAAATGATTCAGTGGCAGACTCAATTGTTGTAAATGTTTTTGTTTTCCATGTTATATATTTAGCATCTGACATTAAATAACTCAATTGGGAATTGACAGTACTACCTATTTTACCTTTTATCTCATTTACATCGTTACCATATTTACCACCTTTTGACCAGTGGACTAGACCAGTTGATATACCACCTTTATTTGTGGAATCTAAACTAAATGTACTTTCTTGCCATATATTACCCATTAATCCAGCCACTTTGTATTTATCTAACCCAGCTGTTGATTTTAAATATATTTTAACATCCTTTTGATTTTGTAACTGTAGTTTTGTTGCGTTTTTTGTATTTACTGGTGTTGTAGCTTGTTCTGGCCATTTTGCATATGGTATAATCAATATGGAGTTTTTATCTTTCTTATTTTCAATCATATTGGCACATTCACCTTCGGATGTGTATCTATTTCCAGACATTTTTGGTGTTAGGGATTTATCGCCTTTGATTGCGTGTTTAGCTAGTCCTATATGTACCCAATATGACCTACTGTTTTCAGTTTCAAATAGTAATTGATCTATATTTAAACCACTATACATGAGAGTTTTAATTGAATCATATAGTTCTAGCGTTTTTTCTTTTGTACTATCTGATTTTAATTGAATATCACAGGCTAGTCCCAATAAGTGAGCAGAACCATCGTTTTTATTGACTAAGTTTTCTCTATAACCACTATTTATATTGAAGTCTTCACCACCTTTAGCTTTAAAATTTTGATAAAATGTTTCAATATGTAATGATAAATATTTTAACCTGTTATATATTTTTCCAGGTATAGCTAATTTACCGCCACCGACATAATCAGAAATTTTAAAATGATCCGTAGCTTCAATAAATTTCTGGTCTTTTGTAAATGTTACTGGTGGAGCATCTTTCACTTCTGCTGGTGCAATTCCCAAATCATAAGTACCTAACGTCCCCATCAAATTAAATGATAGAGCATTTTCAGTCAATAATTTTGGGTATGTTTTAGCCATCCTCATACCAGTAAACTTTGTTGTCATAACCCCTGGTACTATTGAGTGCTTAATTTTAAATATCATATACACACCATTCCACATTGGAACTGAATTTAATTGAAAATACATCATTGGTTGAATTTGAGCACAACCAGCCATCTCTACATCACATGTATAAGCATATTGTGAGTATAAAGCAAATAAATCTTGACCAATAGGACTTAATGTTGAATTTTGATTAGCTCTATCTACTATTTGCTGTAATGCTTTAATAGATGCATCTGTAACGTTAGGGTTAGACATATTTAATTGATAATTTTTAAAATATGATTGATTTTGTCTTCCATGGCTAATACCTATTGTAGGTACTTTATTTTCCAAACCTAGACTAAAATCTTGTGGTATTTTTCTTCTACCTAATTCAGTACTTAAATCATATCCATTATATTTATCTTCACTTAAATTAAAACCATCATCTTTATTTATTCCATTATCTAATTTCGATGATGGTCTACCTGTGTACATACATAGATACAGTGATTTATCCTCTTCTGTGTCTTCTTTAAACATATTAGACTCAATGTATGGTACTGGTTCAAATATTTTACTTAAATCATCTCTTGATTGAAATGATTGATAGCTAGGCATAGGTATGAACACCAGCTGATTACCTGATAGTACATCTGTGATCAATGAAAATAGCGTTTTATCTACACTTACATTACCTATATCATCAAATAATTTATTGAAATCTAATAATATTTTATTTCCAATATCATTATGTGCTCTATCTATGAATCTAAAGTTCTTGATATAATAACCATAACTACCATCTTCTTTCTTTTCTGGTAAACCTAACATATTACTAGTTTTACCCCCATCTCCTGGTTTTTTGTTTGTTATCCAATGATATTCCTTATCACCATCTTTACTGAAACCCATAACCCATTTATCATGCAACGTTTTTAAATAGGTGTAACAGGCTAGATTTAAATCTGGATTATTGTTTATAGACACTGGTTCTTTACCTGTTTGATTGGCTGAGTCGGTTGTTTCTAATTTTGTACTTGATGTACCATTTTTAACTTTTATAAAATGTGCTAGCATTTTATCTATTATAGTATCAACCCTTTTTTGGGTAATTGATTCATCAATAACACCATTACCACTATAATTTATTAGTGTTTCATTTATTAATAAATTCAAAATTAATTTTACACCATTACCACCATTATTATTTATTAAATTAAGATCCTCAGATATTGTAATTACTCTGTCTATCCTAGCGTAATTTTCTAACGCATTTTTATTTATGTTTTGTTTCAAAAATTTTACCGTAAGTTTTTTATCAAAATTATTACATAACTTAGCAAATGTATGATCATTATAATTAGTTAAATTTTGTTCGTTTTCTTTTGGAGTTATTTCAAACTCGTTTCTTATGTCTATCCAGCCATCTGTTTTATTGCTTGTTTTAGACCATTCCTCAAAATATTTTTGTAATTCATCAGATATTTCACTATTTAATAATATATGTATTTTAGATTCAGTATATGGTTGTTTTTCATTGGCATCCGTACTGCTTGCTATAAAAAACATACCACTTTTTTTGAAGTATTGATTATTTTTAGGTAATAAATATGTTTTTGTGGTATTATCAATACCTTTTGTTGTACATCTATTCAGCCAACCTTGTGGCATTTTATTATGGAAAATCATAGAGCCAATAAATAGTGCAACTGATTTTGGTAGTCTAATTATTTTACTTCTCAAGCTCACCCCATTTACACTACTTAGGTAACTTTCTAAATTTTCTGTATTTATTTCTAGTGTTTGTAAAAATAAAAATGCTTTTCTCTTATTATTAAACTCTATACTTGTACCAGTATTTTGTGCATAATATAATTTATGACCAAATAGAGATATTGGAAAATTTTTATTTATATCCCAGGTACCGAAACCAAGACTAAACTCATGGCCAAATATTTTAAAGTCTAAACTAGTGGTTATTTCTTGTGTGTATTCGTAATCACCACACCCACCTATATGCGGGTATGCTAAGTTACCTAGCATATTTTTTTTATTTTTATCTGTTATCAATAGATTTATGCTATTGTCTATAAATTTAGGTATTGTTGTTTGTATCGTTTTTCTATCGGTACTTGAATATAATAGTTTTAATGGTGTTGTATTTTTATTTATCCAAAATGGTGAATTATATTCTAAATTCCCGCCTGGATTTGATTTTCCAAAAATCTCCGTTTTTGGGTTCATTAAGGCACTGTTGAACGCATTTAAAACGTTTTGGCTATCTTCTTCATATTCCAATCTAGTATAAAAAATTTTATTACTTAACGGAAAATTTTCATTATAATCACTACTAAATAAATTACCTGATAACTCTAAATTGTAATTATCTAATATGTTAGACATATCCTTTTCTGTTGAAACTTGAATTCTTTTTTCTATCTCTTTATGTCTATCATATATTTTCGTTATGTTATCTACCCCTTCTATTATTTTAATAGTTTTTGAAATATGATTTTGATCCCAGTAATTACCATTTTTCTTATCTCCAGTTACGAAATTTTTATATCCAGTAGATGTAGACCCAAATAACGGTATTATTTTATTATTATTTAAATCATAAGTATATTCATTATATTTATCTGGATTTGCACCAGCCGATATAAATTTTTTATGTAGTGGAAAATATTCTCTATGTTTAACATATATATTCCCAGGTTTCTTTATTTCGTTTAGTGCATTCTTAACGTATGAATCTAAGTTATCAAAACTTTTTAGTGAATCTATTATATTATTCGCTTCAGCCATGGCAAAGCTTCTATCATTACTTTCACTAGAGGATAAAGTGAGTATTTCAGTTATTCTAATACCTATACTTGATATTAGCTCATTTGTTAATTTGTCACCGCTCAGTTCTTTTATAGTACCATATGGTGTGTTTTCTACACCACCAATAAGAGATATTGAATTATCGAAAGCATTTATAGGATACCATAATTCACCTATTTCTACATTAGCTGTTGTTGTAACTCCAGTTGGTTCTTCTAGTGCCGTTACCTTATTTATTTCCTCTAATTTGGTCATAACATCGGCTCTACACTTAATAAAATCAGCTACTAATTGTACTTCTTCTAATGTTTGATACTCTGGTTTATCTCCAATATATGTGTCTACGTTATTTTGCGTATACCATGGAAATGGGGTAAGTATATCACCACCTTTGATATCTGTGTCATCTATAGATATCCCTAATTTAGATAGCGGTCTTTTCGAATTGTTTATTTTTTGTGTTACTTCTGTTATATGATTGTACATAGTCTCCATATGAGCTATCAATACCTTCATATAATTAAATAACGTTGGTTTTATACCTATACTTTCCTCTATTAATCTATTTACACTTGATTCAGTGCCTACAACTAGATTACTCCTAGATTTCTCTGCTTTTATTCCGCCATCTATAGCTTGTGTATATAATTCGGTTAAATCTAACGTATATGTAGTATCAGAATTTTGTGTTGGAACTGGAACCACATTTTCCTTGTATGTAAATGTGGTTTGATCTTTATGATTTGTAATAAAACTGTTTAATAATGCTATTAACGCTTTTTTTTCAATATCTATTTTAGTTTCTGCGTATACTGAACCTACTTTACTAGTGCTTTTAACGCTTTTACCATCAACTAACTTACCATCGAAATTTCTAATAAATGACTTACTGTAATCTTCTATTTTTAATCTAATCTCTTTTATCTCGACAACTATTGCTTCCTGAGCCTTTGCTTCTTTTGAAACTTTATCCTCAGCATTAAATTTAGCTACATCGAAACTTGCATCCTTTATTTTTTTAAATAGTGATATCATCGTTGGTAGTGGTCTATCCTCATATGACCTATATGGTCCACCTTCTATTGTTTTACTAGCCCAGTATGGACCCACACTATCTATATTAGTAGCTTGTTTTGCATCAACATAAGGAGCAGCCATCATGTAGGCTACCTGTACGTCATTTAACATCGCATAAGTATAACCAATAAAATGAACAGTTATTTCAAAATTACCTGTTTGTGAGTTAAATTGAGCTTTAAAATCTGAACAGTGTAGTTTATAAGATACAGCATCCCCATAGTGACCTTTAACCTTTAAAGTATACATTGGATAAGGAAAGGAAAAAAACGATTTAAAAACACTCTCATTACCGTCTCCACCGTATTCAGTAGGATCAAACAACGCGGCACCTCTAACATCAACAAAATTAATAATAACCGATGCAGCATACCATGAGTTAAACTCAATATCAATAGAGCTAATACACATCGCCTCATCTACTTTTTCAACATCACTAGTACTCTGATCTATATTAGTAAAAAAATCAGTAAGTACCCTAGACCCACCCAACTCACTACCAGATAAAAATCCTTGTGTTTTACCCTGACTGATTAAACTAAATTTTCTTACTGTATTAGTTTCTGGTCTTCCAACGGCATATGTATTATGTGTTTTATAATCAACTATCAAGTCAACGGCAATCGAATAATCTTCTGGATTTTTAAATATATTAGGTGTATTTTGAGCGTTAAAACCATATGGGTCTGAACCACTTGGAATTGTATCATTTGGGTCAAAATATAATATCTTATTAGCGTTATTTTCTGGCATATCTATAAGTGATTGGTATTAAATTTATTATAACTTTTTTATTTTATTATTAAATCCCGTAATAAGTTGAATACTTAGAGACCTCATTATTATATAGTTGAATGGTTGTTTCTAATGGGTATGGTATTAAAATAGATGCACCATCTGGTATCTCAAACTCTAGACCGCCATATTCTGGATTGGCTAACATAATCAACCAACCGTAATTTGGATCCTCATAATATTTATATGATAGTAAATCCATCCTGGTAGTACCTAATTTATATTGAATTTCTTTATCGGATGTCTTTCTTTTTAATTTAATAAAAGGAACGTTTTTTGGTGTGTTATCAACTCTAAATGGTTTGTATCTATCAATAGCCATAATATAATATTTAATATAAATATAAGTAAAAGGTTTTTTAAAAGAAAAAAGCGGAAATATCACTAAATCCGCTTCTAAATTATAATATTATAAATTAATCATAAATCCTTGGGTTGTACATCAAATCATAGTTATCATCATATTTCTTAGTTCTTTCGTTGTATGTATAGCTTTTTAATCTATCATTTCTATCATCGTAAACTCCTGTATTAGCAAAGAAATTGAATGTAATAGCATTTTGTAGTCTAGCTATCGGTCCAGTTAAATCAGAACCACCAACGAATTTAAATTGTATATTTACATCAGCCATCATCGGTTGTACCCCTATACCCTCTGTATTTAAATCAAAAATAAGTGGCTCATAATTAATAGCTAAACTACTAACAATTATCTTAGTGTTATAAAAATCACCGATTCTCAATACACATACTGGAGGTCTACCAAATGACATATTACCAGCGGTAGTCGATGATTTTTCTTTATTTGTTGGTCCTTGCCTAGTACATTGATTTAAAAATGTTAGTCTACTATTAAATCCCTCTGGTGTGGTACTATGAAATGCTGGATGAAAATGTTTAATTTTACGTGAATATTCACCCATTAATTCCTCAACAAAATCATCGGTTGGATTTAAAGGTTCAAAAAATTGAGCTTCGTCGTTGAAAAGTGTTTCATTTTGATTTTTTGGACTATATGTTTTATTATCACCCCAATAATAACCATGCATATTTTTATGCTGTCTTTTGGTTTTATTTATAGCTTCATCTTTAGCTTGTTTAGCTTCCATGGCTTTTTTATCATCTTCATTTACTATTTCTGTGGTTGAATTGAAAGTCATTTGAACTAATACACATCTATCTTTTTTAACTATTTCCGCATTTGTATCGTCTGCGTATTTACCATAATTTTCTTTACTAACAAAACTTTTAATGGGTTCAATTTTTGCGTTTGTAAAATAATCACCCAACCATTTACCTATTAATTCACCTCTGTTATTGGCTAGTGCATCGTTTTTTTCTACACCGCCAGCTACATCATTACCTTGAGAGCTTGCATAACCAACTATCTCTATTTTTTGTATTTCTTTAATATCATTTTTATTTAGAACTAAATTGTTATCGAATGAAATATCAGTACCTTTATTAATTAGTTCATACATTTCTTTAAAAGAACATATTACATTTCCAGTAGAATTTGAATCTGTATTGTTATTATTATATCGTTTACTATTTAATTCAAATGATAATAAATCCTTTACATTATATTCCCCATAACCATAATTCTCACCAACAATTTTCTTTTTTCTTATTCTTAACATTTCATCTTTTTTATCTTCATCAAATATATAAAAGCTATCATCAATTCTTAATACCTTATCGGCTGTTATTTTAGTTTTCAACGCCTCTATTTCTCTCATACTACCATTATTTATTACTTCCCATCCCTTCTGCTGTTGCTCTGGGAACGCCGATACTAATACTGGACTATAATAAAAACCATCAAAAACAGTTAAATTATATTCTGGAAATTTTAGATTGAAATCATCGGTCACTATTTCGATATTACCTATTGCGTTTTTACTTGCCTGTGACAACGTTTCGCCATTGTAAGTTAAATCACAATCAAATATTGAATTAAAACTGACTGTACCGCCACTTACACCGCTCTCTGAATAGTTGGTATAAGGAGTAATACTATATTCACTATGAACTATACTTAAATAATTATTAATTTCAGTTAGTATATCGTTTAACATTGAAATTGCATTGTCTGAATATGACGTTCTACAACTAATATTTTCATTCATTGTTAGTCCAGTTTTAGGAGCCATCTCATATCCCTTACCACTTGGGTATTCTGGATCGCAATAAGCACCACTATACAAATATTTTATTAATTTAGCTGGATCTTCCATATAGTCTTTTCCACTTAAATTATTAGGAAAATAAACCTTAAACTTATAAATAATTGGTTTACCTTCTGGCGTTACTTTAGGTACGTATGGTGGATTATCTTTAACCTCTGGCTCTTTATACTCCAAATCAACAACATCGTTACCAGAAAAAAATCTTAGATAATCTTCAGTTTTAATAGTACTACCATCTGGGTTAGCTTGTTTATAATAATTAATTATACTTGGATGGTCAACAATCATTTTAAAACTTAGAGTTCCACTTCTTTCTGTGTTTATATAACTGTAAACTGGTTCGCCTCTACCAATATAAGTGTCTGAGTTCCAGTTAACTGATGAATCTTCATTGAATTTAATATCATAAGGAGGAAACCACATCAATCTACCACCATTAGGACCCTCTTGTGATGTACCCTCAATTAATGAATCCAATGAGCCTTTCCATGCTAAATTTTCCAAAGAAAACATATATTTTTTAATGTCGTCTTTACCGTACTTACCATCCCTCTTATAAGGAGTTATTTTAACGAAACCACTATCTTCTAATACACCATGAGTCTTTAAAGCCTCAGCACCTGGTCTAACTCTGGCTAAGTCTTTTTCTAATATGGTTAAGTTTTCAGATGTCCCAGTTGGGTTGAAAGGTCTCATTAAATTTCGTATATTTCTATATTGGTTATTTACCGTCCACACCCTAGCGTAGTTAACGCCATCTTTTTCTTTTAAAGCCCTGCCTCTGCTTACTATACCATTGGAATTATCATATTTTGGATCGCTGTTATCTAAATCGGTAATTAAAGTATTTATCTTTCCACTCTTAAATAACTGTTGAGTCTTGTAAAGTATTGATTGCTTGTTAGTTATATCTTCTGGACTTGATATTACGTTCTTGCCCGTGCTAGTATCAACTATATAATCACCATTAGAATAATTAGTCCAACTAAAAGTAGTATCCTTGTGTATATTGAAGTGTACATCACCAGCTTTCTTAACCTCACTGAATAAATAAATTGGAAAAACACCAGAAATAATTTTACTTACGCTTGAATCTAATTTTAATTTATCTACATCTAAACTATCCACAGCGTCCATAAATCCAAGAGGCTCCTTAGCCCACTTTTCAAACGCTATTTGACCTTTTGATAATACACTATTAGCTAGACTCAAACCCAAAGACTTAGTAGCTGATATACCAAGTGGAGTTTCCGTACCAGCCAATATACTAGCACCCCTACTAACCAAAGTATCATTTTGAAAATCAGTTTCACCATTTAAAAGACCTTGTACACTAAAACTTCCACCTCTAACCAAAGATGAAACGGCGTTGATAACTTTTCCTAGAGAGTTATTGGACTCAATTAAATCAATGTAGGTGTTATTAGCGCCGTATTTATCCACTATTTTATCAAAGTTGATAGTTTCCTCATCTAAGTCCCTAAAAGTCC